TATTACGTCCTTTTCCTACAGCATCTTTAGGTTCAGGTTGCTGTGCTGGTTCTGCTGCCTTACCTGGTAAGTTTAATGTTGCGCCTGCTTGAATTTTATTAGGATCCTTAATCTGCGGATTAGCCTTCATAATAGCATCAATAGTTGTTCCATTTGCTTTAGCAATCTTAGTTAAGTTATCGCCTGACTTAATCTTATAAGTACTTCCGCCTGCTGCAACCTGTGCCTGATTAGTTGCTTGTTCAGCGTCAGTGTTAGCCATGTAAGAAGCATCGCCAGCATCTTCGTCGTCATCATCGTCGCTTGCATTATCAGCTGGGGTTGGCGCTGCTGCTGGCGGACGTTCTACACCTACGCCATTAACAGTACCGTATGTAACGCTAGGATCTACCTTGCTCCAGTCTGGATTGCCTTGTGCATCTACAGGAATCTCTGGAACACCTGTGTTAGCAGCATCGTCCATGTTATCTTCTGAACCTTGATCCGGTTGCGGATTACCGCTTGCTGGATCCTTCTGCCATCCTTTAAGATCACCATACTTCATTGCCTTACCAATCTCTTCTGGAGTAGCGTAGATAATCTTTGTTTCGTTACCTTTCTTCCAAATAGTTTTAGGTTTGCTTTTGTCAATGTTAAAGTTTACTAAACTGCCATTAGATTGAATGCCGCGTACTTCCGGTGCTTCGTCAATTACGTAATCCTGCTTTTTTTGTGCTAAAGCAGCCATTAGTTTTTCTTTTAATTCGTCTTCAAGTGCCATTGGGTTGTCACCACCTGCTGTAGCAGGGTAAGCACCTTTTTCTTTATGTAAGTCGTTACCTGACATAATAACGTCTTCATCGCTTTGATATTCTTCGTCTGGCTCGTTATCCCAACCTTCGTCAGCAATAGCATCCATCTTCATGATTTTCATTTTCATGTCGTCTGCTGGACCAGGTAGTTTTTTAGCAGCACAAGGACTAGGTGGAACTTCTAAGCCTTGTGGCTTGTCCATATCCATGTCTGGACCAGGACCAATTGAAATAGGTAATTCTGTTGGCTCGTCTTTTTTCTCAGCGCCGCCTAACTGCATAATACGCATTAAGTCACCAACTTCTTCAGCAGTGCTACCGCTCATGTTAATACTTAAATTGGCTTCGTTTAAAGTTTTCTTCTCGCCAACGATTTCGTCCATCTTTGCGATCATGTCTTTCATTGTAGTCATTATTTTGCCTCCGGTGCTTTTTCGACACTTTGAATAGGATCAATGTCGCGTTCTTTACGAGCAACTTCTAATTCTTTGAGTAGATCCATTACTTGGTTGTTAGGGGATAATTTTTGATGTTCTTTTGAATTATCTTCGTAATCTGTGTCAAGCATACTTTCGTATGTTTCGTTGTCTTTTTCCTCTTGATATTCTTCAGCAGGATCATGTGGATTGCGAACAACAATTGGATTATCTTCTTGACATTCGTTTGTTAGGTACTCTTGTAATTGTGCTGAAGTTACAGGATATCCTAGTTCTACTTCCCAAGTAGTAACTTCTGAATTTTCCATGTTTGGAAAATCAATTGGACGTTTACTAATAGGTGCTCGCTTACCGGCACTCATATTTTCAACTTGATATTTTTGAAGAGCAGTTTCTAATCTACCTTCATACTCTTTTGGTAACTCGCCTGCCACACGTATTTTAAATTCATACGTTTTTTTAGACTCTGTTAGATATTCTGTAAATTTCTTCATATTTGTTTCCCTAACTACATCTATTTATCAATCTTTTTAAGTTTTTCTAGCAAACTGTTACGGTCTGTTACTATGGCTCCTTGCCCAGCAACTATATCTCCATCTAGTTCGCCTGAATCTTGATCTAATTTTTGCTTCTTTAATTGAAGTTCGATCATTTTAAGTTTCTTATCAAGTTTAGCAGTTTTAGCATCTAAACTTGTTTTTAACATATTGCCAGCAACTTCAAATACACGACCACTATAGCGGCTTTCAACATTCATACCTAAATCCATTAAGTCTTCATATGTTTCTAAAGCACGTCTAGCAATGTCATCTAATTCTGTATCTGCTTTTTCGCCTAATCCTTTAACACTAGGCAATGCCGCAGAAATCTTATCAAATTCTGCTAACGCATCAAATGTTTCATCTACTTCTTCAGATACTTTTTTTGGAACACTGTTCTTAGGTTCTTGTGTAAGTTCCTGATTTTCAGGTAGATTTAATAATTCTTCTAATTTTTTGGTCATGTTAAAATACCGTACTTTATACTACTATATTTATATTAATAGATTATCGACGACGGCCTTGATGGAAAATGTCTTTTTCAGTTATTACACGGAAGTGTATTTTCTTTTGTTTACACCAAGCTCTTGCTGCTTCCCACTTTGCTTGGTTTCTAACCCAGTGTGCTTGGTTAGCACGACTACGTCCTAACTTTTCTTTTAGTGTTTGGTTTTCAGGTTTTACTTCTATTAGTTCTACACGATTACTTCCGTTTCTATCAGTATAAACTATAAAGAAGTCTGGAACATAAATTGTATATTTTCCTGTTAAAGGATCTCTATAAGGTATTTGTATTGCTTCACTTGCCCATTGTGATACATTAGGATTTTCATCACAAAATTTCATAAAAGCAAATTCCCAGCTTGAACGATATGTAGGTGTTCTATTACCTGCGTACTTCTGTGGGTTTTTGAGATTGAATTTTCCTTGGGCAAACTTTGGCATTACGGAAGTATGTTTCTACTGTCAAGGCTTTGTATTTTGTTGCTATTTGTTAAACCAACAGCACTTGTTTTAGGTCTGTTAGCATTAATAACATCTGCTACTACTTTGCTTATTTGAACTTCATCTAGACCTTTTAAAGTATCTAATACTTCAAATACTGGAACATTTTCAAACTTGGCTTGTTGTAGTAATGCTGTAGCAACTGATATAGCAGATTGTTTTTCAAATCCTCTACGAGTAAAAAACGATACAACTGCGTCAACTTCATTTGCTGGATATGAAATTTCTACAGTATAATACTGATTAAAAAAACTTTTTGTATCTGTAGATTTAGGTTGTGTTTCTAAGTTAGTACTCATGATGCTTTAATCTCTTTGTTGATTACTGTTAGTGCTTGATCACGATATTCTTGTTTCTTAGTATCAGTTAAACTATCAAATGCTGCTTTGATTGTGTTTAAATCTGCTTCGCCATTTTCTTGTATGTATTCTCTTTTAAATACGTTTGACATTGTAAAGTCATCTAATTTCTTAACACTTGAAGTAATAGATGCTACATTAGCAGAAACATTATTACCTACAGTAGAACCACTGTTAGCACTAATATTTGTATTTAATGAAGCAGTATCAGTAGATGCGCTAGGTGTGGTAAATGTTGTGTCAGTTAATCCACCTAATGCTACTCCACTTACTGCTTGTAATCCGCCAGTTAAAAGATTTAATCCTTCTTGTTTTATACCTGAACTATTAAGTTGCTTAAAGTTTTTATATGTGTTAGCACCAGTGATAATAGTTTTTAATAAGCCTCCGGCAGTTTTAACTTTGCCGCTACCAATTAAATCAAATATATCAGCAACACCTTCAACTACGCCGCCAGCACCAAATATTGTAGGTGTGCCGCCACCTGCTGCTGAAATTGGACTAGGTTGTTTATCGTAATGATACTTAGCAAAGCCTTGTGGGCTATCTTCGCCAACAATGCCTGGCTCATGATATAAAACTGCTTCGTATGCTACAGACATTTGACTTTCTGCTAGACCGCCGCTTTCGGCAGACGCAACAGTGTCGTGGCTCCAACTAACAATAACAGGATTTACAAGTGTGTAAGTAAAGTGTCTGTGTCTTGATAATTGGCTAATTTGAATACTTGTAAAGAATCTTTTTGTTCTATTACCGGTATTATAATCCATACCGTATTTTGTTGAGTTACTACGACTATAAGCATTTGCTGTATCGAATGCTCCTTGAGCTCCTCCGGAAGTTGGATTACCTAATGAGTCAGATGCTAATCCAACATAGTTTCCATCTGCTGCTATGTAATTGTAATATGCTTTCCACATATCAGTAGTAGTGTTATTATTGTCGTCGTGGAATGTAATATTAACTGGATCGTAGTTTATTTTAGTTGTAACAATTTTCTTTCTGTTATACTGATTAATAGTACTAGAATCCATATTAAATCTAGGCATATCAGCACTTTTAACTAATAACGGAAGTTCATACGTATTAAGTCCGTTAACATTAACACTCGGATTAATATTGAATACTACGTGATATAGAAACTTAGTTTTAGGTGCTAGTTTAAAATAGTCGTCCGTAAAGGTACGAGCAGCGTGTTGATAATCACCTAAGTTACCTTTGGGATTAAGTAAGCCGTTTTGTAAGTTGTCTAAGAATCCATTAAGTTTGTTTGCCATAATAATATTTATCCATCGATATTATATGCGTACATAATAAAAAAGGGTGCTCTAGGCACCCTCTTCTATTTCTTCAACTCTTTTTATATTATGCGCCGCCGCCAGTTACTAATGAACCTATTGTACGACCAACGTTTGTTCCAATACCGGTACCTTGTGGTGTTTGGACTGCGTTATCGTAACGAATAGACATTGTAACAGTTACTGGTTCGTTCGCTGAATAACTTAACTGATTGTAGTTTGCGTTTTCTACGTAGCAACCATAAAGTTCAAACGTTTCTAGTACGTTAGGTGTGTTAGCACCGTTACCACCGTCTAAGATTTCAATACGTGTAGTGAATTTATAGTCAATACCCGAAGCAGCACTTGACTGCTCGAAGAAGTCGAATTGCTTCTGTAGTTGCTCACCAACTAGTTTTTGTACATTGTTGTTTACATCTTCACGTAAGTTAATAGTAATTGGTTCCCAACTATGTTTACCTGCTAGATAAACACGTGAGTTGTAAACATCAAGTGTCATTTGCTCAAAACCTACAGTTGGACGAGTTACGTCTACAACTTGTTTTGTAAGTTCTGTAGTTGGTGTACTGACACCAAAGTTTTCTAAAGTAAGGCGGAAGCGATACTGTAGTTTCGGCATCAACAGACCTTGGCTAGCAGCGGAGTCGCTACTTGCTAAAGGTACTGTAAATTTTGAAAGAGTTGAAATAGCCATTATATGCTCCTAATCTGTTTATATTATTTATCTTAACCTAAACCTGCGATCTCTCCAGTATTTTTAAGTCTTAATGGAATGTAGATAAATTCAACTGACTTAACTGGTTCAATAGCAATGTCCACGTAAAGTTGGTTTCTATCAATACGTGCTGGCGTATTGTTAGATTCGTCACAAACAACTAGGAAGTCATAAAGAGCTCTTTGTCCTACTAGTTCAAGCATAATGCTTTCAACTTGTTGTTTAATCTCATCACGTGTAATCTTATCGTTAGGTTCAAAGATATATGGCTTAGCCAATTTGTTCAACTGTGAACGTAAGTAAACTACTAAACGTGCTACGTTAATTCTATCTAAAGCACTTGCGTTTTTAGCACGAGTCTTTTGACCCATACAAACAACACCACTACCAGTAATAAATGTAATTGGGTTAGTGTTAACACTGTAAAGGATATCTCTTTGACCTTCGTTCAATGCTATTGATTTAAATTCGCCTTCAGCATCAATGTAACCAACTGCTGATGCGTTAGTTACGCCACCACGTCTAGTACCTGCTGGAGCAAACCATGGGTAACTAACTTGGTCACTTAACGCAATAGTTCTTAGCATCATGTGACTTGCTGGAACAACAACGTTGTTACCAAAGTTGTCACTAGTAAAGCCTGATGGATAATAAATGCCTAAGTATTCGTCTGAAGTAACTAAACCGTCGTCGTTATCTTCAACTGCTAGAGCAACGTTTTTACCCCAGTTGTTAAGAGCAGTACCATTAGATTCTAGTCTAAATGGAGTGTCGCCTACAACAAACGCAGTTAAGCCACGATCGTAGTTTAGTGTAACCATTTCGCCAATTAACTCAGGATATCCTGGTGTAGCAATTAGGTTAAAGTTTAATGTTTCTTCATCACGGATTTCATCGTTGCTGTTAACAAGTGCTTGTAGTGCCTTAACAACAACTTTACGTTGTGCGTGACGTCCAAATGCGCCTGAACCATCTTCGTTGTTAGTAGAAACAGTTACCCAACGGTGTGGATAGTAGTTGCTCATGCTAACCCCACCTTGACGCTCATTATCTGCTGTTGTATCAATGTAGTTACGAACAAACTTCTTAACGTTAAATCCGCTTCTACGTGTATTCCAAAGAATCATACCACGTGGATAAAGTGCTGGATCTGGAGCATCTGGATCTAAGAAGTCGTTAGTTAACAAGTCTGTAATATCGCCTTCTAAGATGCCTTCTGAATTACCACCTGATAAGCCCCAACGTGCGTCAGCAAATAGAACGCCGTCTTCTGAAGTTTGATCAGTGTTATCTAGTAATTCCCAAGCACCGCCTAGTGAATATCTATAAATTTGTGGATACTCTTCTAAGTCCGAAGTATCAATCCAAATGTCACCAAATGTTAATGGAGTAACACCGTCTGCTTTAATAGTAGGCTGTGTAGCACTAATAATAGGACCAGTGTAATCTGAGAATACGTTTTTGTAACCTCTCCAAGTTGTGCCATCGTGGATCATTAAGTCTACTTCGTCAACAATTGAGTTGTACCATAGAGCGCCATCTGCTGTTAATGAAGTAGGATTGTCAGCACTACAATTAGGTGCTAAGTATCTCCAACCACTAGCAACAAAGTTGTGCTCACTGTCGCCTACTGGTGCGCCATATAAGTTTGCTGTACCATTGCCCGGGCCTTGATAAGCAGTAAATCCTGCTTTAGCAAAAGGAGTATTAGTATCATCACTAATACGGAATTCGCCGCCTAATCCATGTGTAATAACAACTCTGTTGTTACTATCAACACTTGCTGTTACGTTTGTTAATCCCATACCGTTAACACTTGCAGCAAAAGCACTAGCATCTGCTTGAGCATTGCCTGTAGTAATAAATGAACCTAGTCCAGTAACTAAAGCACTGCTGTTAGCACGTGATTCACTAATTTTGTAATCGTAAGCTGGTGCTTCATCAAATGTAGTTGCTGTAATAGGACTTGAAACAATACTAACTGCGCCTAATACTTCTCTACGGAAGAACTTAATGTTTGCTAATGCTGGATCAGAATCTGCGCCAGCAGTTTCGCCTGCGTTAGTTTGAATGTAAACTGTACCTACGCCAATGTTTGCGCCGCCTGCTTCTCTATCCAAGTTGTAAATTGCTGCTTGGTTTGAAGCATATAACGGAGCACTAACTTCGTCCCAAAGTTTAGTAGCGTTGTTCCATAAGTTTAATCTGTAACGAGAGCCGCCGTTTGGATCAGTTGTTTTAACCCAAATACTTCCGCTTGGACGAGGATTACTATCAACTGACTTAAATTCTGGCACACTAGTATGTGCTGAAATTTGTAGTCTTGGCGGGTAGTAAGTTCCAACAGCAACACCAATATCACTATCTTCTGCGTTAGCAGTAACAAGTGTTCCGCCTAGTGTAATACCGTTTGAACTATCAGTTTCTTCTGCTGTATTATCTAAAGCATTGCTTACATAAATTTCTAACTTACCGTTAACAACAGCCGCTTGTACATAACTTTGTTTACCTGCGGCAGTAATTTCACTGTTGATTTCACTAACCAATGTATCAAGTGTTTGTGCGCCTGCGTTTGGAACTGTAGCACTTACAGCTAAGCCAGAACCTGTAATTGTAAACGTGTCGCCGCCTTGAACGGTTGGATTTGCTTTAGTACCAGTAACAGTAGCCCAATCCATAGACCAAGCATTGCTGCCTACTTCTACCCAAACGTTATTTTTTGTTTTATACCAAATACGTTTAATAGGATAATCAGTAATAGCAACAACAGCGTAATCACCAATAGCACCAACTGAATTAAGTGGAGCATATGGTGAAGCAATGTTTACTTGACTTTCGTCTGTAATAACAATAGGTGAAGTTGATTTAAATTTTTGTCCGCCAGTGGTAGTAGCAGCATTACCATTCCACTCAAAAATACCATAACTTGTAGCACTAGTGTCTAACCAATAAGTGCCTGCGTCTGGATTTCCTGCTGGTGCTTCTGAAGTAGCAGTTAGTTCTGTTGTGTCTAAATCAGCACGTACAATGTATGCTCTGTTAGCAACGCCTAAGAATGAATAAGCAGCCTGTAAGCCGTATTCATTTTGTTCGCCGCCGTGTATTGATGCGCCACTAGCATCAGTGTAAAATGTTGGGTCGCCAAATGTTTCAGCAAGGTCACGTTGTGATGTAATTGTATAAACCTTACCTGCGTTTTCTTTTTGTGTACCTGGAGCAACTCCTGTCCCAGATGAATTTGTTTTATCTTGCCCTGACGCAACGATAATCAGTGGTGTTGTACCTGGTTCAGCGGGAGTGTAAAAACTCTCATCAATTACGCTAACCTGTACGCCTGGTGATTCTAAAGCCATGTGTTTTTCTCCTATTGAGCGTTTACTACTGTTACTATTATTTAGCAGATAAAATGAAAAATACTGTTCTAAATGCCGTAAAAAAGGGACCGAAAAGGTGAGGTTTAAATAAATACACTGGAATGAGACCATTATGTAAGTGCGGACAGCGTCCTGCTGCTATAAATTATAAAAAAGGAGACAGAACTTACTATCGTAAGCTCTGCGAAACCTGTTTACGAAATGGTTTAGGACACGGTATTCCTAAATGGAAGCAACGTGGATATGAGAAAAAGAATTTCTGTGAGAAGTGTGGCTACAAATCAAGACACGAAGAACAGTTTAATGTATACCACATAGACGGTGATTTGAACAACTGTCGTCCAACTAACTTAAAAACTATCTGTGCTAATTGTCAACGGATCCTTCAAAAAGAAGGAGTTAAGTGGAAACAGGGAGATCTTGTTCCGGACTTTTAACAGTCACCGTATTTTTCTAGTCGCGCAATCTCTGCGTCAATATAATATTTGATCTTTTTAGCATCACGCAGTCTTGGTGAATGCTCTACCTGTCCATAACGATAAACAGCACGAAAGATTTCGGCCATCTGCCCGTTCATGTTCTTGTAGGAAATTAGATGCTGTAATTCTTTAGCATCTTCTGGTAGCTCATAATAGTTTGCTGTTGAGCCGTCGCTTACTTCTTTTTTAGCCATATAGTCCTCGCTAGTTTTTTAACTATTATACACAAGGATGCGGTGCGTGTCAACCTTTAATTATATCCACGTCCTACAATTTTATCTATATCTTCGTGTTCCATTAGCCAATAATGAAGCCGTAACCCTTACCGCCAGTAACTTGTGTAGCAACTTCTTGTTCAAGTTTTTCCATTTCTTGTTGTGCTTCTGATTTTAAGTCGTTACCGTTAAGAGTTGATCCGCCTTGTGGGCCAGCAATAGTAGCGAATTTTGAACGTGCTTCGCCAAGCATATATTTACAACTTGCTAAAGTATAATCTTTAATCCATTGTTTTGAATAAGGATCTGTTAGTATTGTAATATCTGGTTTATAGTTGTAAGTGTACAACAATACTTCTTCATCTGCTCTTGGACGTTGCAAAATTGTAAGTTGTTTGTTTGTAGTGTTAAATTTAAACTCGATAAATGAACCAAACATACGACCTACTAGTTCTTGATATCCTGAAAATAATTCGTATGTAAGTAATCCGCCTATTGAACTAGAACTTAGTAAGTATGTGTTTGTGTATGCCAAGTTGAACGGCTCAAACAATGTACCGCCGTTGCCGCCTCCGCTGCGTGAGCCAATTGAACGTCTGTAAATTTTACGAACTTCAACTACTTCTTGTGGAAGTGTATATACATTTTGGTCTTCAATTAGAGTAAGAAAACTGTAACTTTCTTCTACAGAGTTATCTGAACGTTGCCTAAATCTTGTAAGTGCTTTATCAAGTGCTGCTTCATAATGTCTAGGATCAAGCTCAACGTCAACCATGCCCCCGCCAAGCATTGTTTCAACGTAGTCAAATATATTACTCTTTTCTGTTACTAAGTCAGTCATATTTTATACCTTATGCAGCAAACGTAGCATTTGTAATTTGACATAATACAGTTGCTAATAAGTTTGCTCTGTTGGTTGTAACACCGTTTTCAATAATTGGAATTGCTTTCAAGTGTCTTTGATCGATGCCGTTTAAAGTACTTATACCATTTGGAGTTCCGTCAACTTGATCTGTGTACAATTCGTCTACTACAATTAAATATTTAGAACTTGGAGCAATGTGCGGGTGAATAGTGTAATTTGCGTTAGTCGCATAACCTGCACCTGTTTCAATATAGCCAACTACAAGTGCCCAGTGACCTACTGTATTTTCAGCAGTATCAGCGTTACCTTCAAAATACTCTTCGTTGTTAGGACCAGTTGTTTGTGCTGCTCCCCAGTCATAAAATTTAATAGGTAAACTTTTACATAAACTTGTACCACCTACTGTTTCTGGGGCAAGTTTGTTTTCTGGGTTAGTTCTTTGTGTAATATTCCAATGTTTAAAACAAGCAAAGAACGGTCTATCGTTTGTCATTTCAGTTCTTACAATTTGGAAGTTAGTATCAAAGTTATCCATTAGTGTCGAAGCATATCCTTCGCCAAAGCCCGACATTGCTGTGTCTTGCGAGTTGTAACTTACAGATACATCATTAGCCTGTAAAGCACCTTCGCCAATTTGTTGTAACCAAGCTCTTAGTCCTACTACAAAGTTACCTACACTTGTACCATAAGCGGCATTAGCAGCATTCCAGTAAGTTGCTGTATCACTAGCACCTAAACCATTAGTACCTACATACCAACCAAAGTCTGTAACAACAGTTGTCTGTTGAGCAAACGATACCGTTGTTGCTGGACGAGCACCGTCGTATAAATGGTCTTTCCATTGAGCATCGCCAAATGTGTATGTGCCTGAATCAGGGTAGTCAACACCGTCGCCGAATGTATTAAACGGTCCCCATCTATTTTCAATAAATCCTAACCAGTTTGACAATGCTGTAGGCGCACTCCATCCGTATGTATCTTCTTGTGTAATAGTATTATCATAGTTAAATGGATTATCCCACATACCTGGCTGATAGTTACAAGTAACTAATTGTACATTGTTAGTAGCCATTTCTGTTTCTGATGGACGAAGTCTGCGATAGTTTAAGTTAGCACTTGCTGAACTAGTATTACTATCCCAACGGTTGTTTGTTCCGTCATATACAAAGAGTGTTTCAAGGTTTCTGTCATCTAATATAAGTGTTTTGTTATCACCTAAGTATGTGTTTACATAAGTTCCGTCAGGCACTACACCAGTTGTTCTAAAGTCAATTGGATGACCTGCTCTAACACTTACAGCATTAGTCAAGTGTCCGTATCCTTTTACAATAATACGAACAGTATCTCCATCAGCCGGAGTTGCTGATAAATTTACAACAAAGCCTGGTAAGTAGTCAAGTGTTTGTGATGTAGATGTATCACTTGTTGCTCTAGCAGCAGTGTCAATAATTATAGTATCGCCGTTACCAGCGTTATATGAATCATCTGCTGTTTTAGTCTTTGCTGCTGCATTTCTTATTTCTGCTAAAAACATTATATTAGTTCTCCGTTAGTATCCAACCTTGTTCTGCGTTATAATATACAAGACCAAAAGCAGATCTATCTGTTTGGACAACTAAGTCCTCTGCTCTACCTTGAATGTTATGTCCGTTACGTGCTATAGTGATGTTGAATATACTTGCTTCCCCCATACCATCAATAACTCTTATTTCGTCTCCTAGTTCTGCTGTTGCCGGTAATGTAATAGTAATACCTGCTGTTACAGTAGTATCAACAATATAAGCACTACCTGCTTCTGCTGTTACATCTGTAATTAATTCAGTCCAACCTCTTGACAGTTTGCCAGTTTTTAATACACTAGTTGTAGTATTAGTGTTTACAACATCGCCAACTACAGTACCGTCAATGTCGTTAATAACTTGTGTACTGTCTTGAGCAAATACTGAACCAGTTATGTCACCTCTAATATTGTTAGAAACAATATCGCCAACATATAGATTAGCATATCTAAATGTTGCACTACCAATATTGCCGTCTAGATCAAACTCCGGAATAATATTTACACCAGTATTAGTTTGTACACTACTTTGTAAAGTTAATGCTCCAGCAATTTCTGTTGTGCCATCAATATAAAATCTTTCTGCTCCGCCAACTGTAAACCAAAAGCCGTCACCTGCTTCGGTTGGGTTAAAGTACAATGAAGTACCTTGTTTTAGAATACTTAATTCGTCGTTAGCAATACGTCCTTTAATTTCGCCTACTAGTCCGTCTACCATTATGCTCGAATCGTCTGCAAATACAGAACCTTTCAAGTCACCTGCCAAACTAGTAAATTCAGCACCGTTAGTCCATTGTGTTCCGTCCCATTGCAGAACATCGCCAACTGCTGGAGCACCTAGTGTTACATCATTTAAATCATCAAGTCCTTTAGTAGCAAACTCAGAATTAAATCTTGCGTTTGTAAAGTAGTAGTTAGCAATACCTTCTGCTAAATCGTCTGTTGTTTTTAAACTTAAACTGTTATCAAATCTATCTTCAGTCCAGTATAAGTTAGTTGTTCCTTCTTCAATATCACTTGTAAGTAGATTGCTTAAACGATAATCAAAGTCTTGGTTAAAGTAAGTTGTTTGATAGTATCTATTTGAACTGCCTTCTGCTAAGTTATCAGTTGATATTGATAGTAAGTTAGAAGTAAAATTAGCATCACCTCTAGCCTCGGTCCAGTATAAATTGTTATTACCTTCTGCAACTCCGTCAGTTGTTAGGCCGCCACCCTCTCTAATTAGTTTATTCCAATTACCGTCAACAGCAACATACGCTTCGCTTTCACCTTGTACTACAGCAAACATACCGTTGTATGAGCTTGCTGTTGGAAGGTCTTGTAGTGTAGCATAATAACTTCTAATCTTGTTAGTAGCACTTGTAAGTTCGACAGTAGCAGTAGCACTTGAAATACTACCGTCTAATGTACCAACAAATGTACTAGCAGTGATACTATTTGTACCTGCGCTCCACGAATCAGCTGATTCGTCCCATATCCAAGATACAGTATTTTCGTCACCTCTAAGTACTTCAATACCAGCATTTAAACTTGGTGTTCCTGTATTAAAGTTTGAGTTTAATGTAACAATGTTATCGTCGACTAATAACTGTTGTGTATCAAGTGTAGTAGTTGTTCCTTGAACTGTTAAGTCGCCTGTAATTGTTAGTTCAGCAAATGTAGGTGTTGCGTTTGTAGCGACATCCTGACCAATTGAAATTTCACCCGATGTACTATTATATGTAACACCAGTGCCAGCACTTAAAGAAGCCCTTGCTCTTGGTTCTGTAAAGTATAAGTTAGTAGCACCTTGCGCTTCTGAAATCTCATCTGTTACTGTTGGAATAGTTGGTGTGTTAGTAAAGTTATTATAGTCTAAGAAATCAGCAGGTGTTTGACCATTTAAGTTTTGTACTTCACCAAATTCGTTAATAATAACATCGCCGTACGCATTTTGAATTTGATATCCAGCAAGGTCATCAAGAATATAATTACCCTTCAATGTTGATTCAATTGTGCCGCTAGATGTAAAGTTACCGCTAACTGACAAGTTATTAAACGATGAAGTATTTGTACTTGTAACGTCGCCACTTAGTGTACCATTTACACTACCATTTAAACTACCAGTAAACAAACCTTGGAATTCTAAGTTTGTGTTTGGACTTGTAGGATCTGCTTTTACTACCATTGGTAGTGTGCTGTAGAATTGTACCGAAGTACCTTCAATACGCATATTACCTAGTGTTGCTGTCGGAGCACCTGTAATTGATGTGCCTGTACCAAATGCTAGTTCTGTGTTATTAGAAACAGCAATTTCTGACGTTGTGTTTGGTCCTAGTTCGTCTGTTTTTGTAAGTGTGTTTACAACATCACCAGTAAGTAAATTTGAAACACCGTCAACGAGTATAGTTGAATCGTCACCAAATACAGAACCTTTAACATCACTGCCCCAAATTGCTGTTGAAATATCAGCAAATTCTACAGCATCACCGGCTGCGTTTACAGCAAGGAATTTGTTAGCAAATCCACTAAAACTGCTCGGAGTATCTGTTAGTCCTAAGAATGTAGTTGAGCCGCCTGTGCCACCGCCTGTTGCTTCAACTGTTAATGTGTTAGCAACATCGTCATAATTTAAAGTAATGCCAGCGCCAGCAGATAGTAATGCGTTAACACGATCGTCAACACGTTCTTCAGTATACCATTTGTTAATAGTACCTTCTGATAAATCGTCTGTTGACTTTAAAGCAAACTGTACGTTCCAGTCTGCTTGTGTGTAAACATCAAGTACATAAATTGTGCCTGACTGTCCTGGATAATATTGTGAATTGTAATATAATGTATCTGGAGCATCCATTGGAACAGTAAATGTAATTGTTCCTGTTTCCGATCCGTTACCTGTTACACCGTCATTGTAAGCGTTTGCTGTACCTGTTGAGTTAGCAGTCTTAATAAACAACGGACTACCAGTTGTGTTCATAGAGAACGTATAAGTTTGTCCTCTTGTCAAATATAATGTAGGATCGTTATCGCTACTTGTTCCGCCACCGTCGAATACATAATGATCTGTAGTAGGTGCTGTTACATTAAAGTTAATAACTCCGTCAACACTTGCTACGTCACCTGGTACAAAGTTTAAACCGTCCCACACAAGTGCTTGACCGTTTGTAGGTGCTGTTGAAGTAGTATCTACATCACTTAACGCATCAACACTTGTAGTTGCTAAGTTTGGTACTGTGTTTCCTGGAACCCAGTTAGAACCATCCCATACAAGTGCCTCACCATTACTAGGTGCTAATGAAGTTGTGTCAACATCTGATAATGCGTTAATACTTGTAGCACTAATATCTGCTGCTACTGCTCCTGGAACAAAGTCGTTGCCGTTCCAAACTAATGCTTCGCCATTGTTAGGTGCTACTGTTGTAATGTCGACATCACTTAGAGCACCAACACTAAACGAACCAATACCTGTGATATAACCTGAATTGTTAATGAAACTAATAACACCAGTTACTTGGTTAAAGTCAATATCACCAGTGCCGCTAATATCAGTTAAAGCAATACCAGTACCGCCAGTGCCCTCTGAATCTGCTGCTGGTGCCCAGGTTGCGCCATCCCATTTTAGTACTTGTCCTGTATTAGGCGCTGTGCTACTCACGTCTGCTAAATCTGCTAAGTTACTTGGAATAGTCGGAGTACCAGTTAAATCACTGTATGCTCCTGAAGTCGCTACAGTTGCTAATGTTGGAGTATCAGTTAAATCTCCGTATGCTCCTGAAGTTGCTACAGTTGCTAAACTTGCTGTTGTAGCATAACCTGATAAGTCTGGAGGAGTAAGAGTAAACAAACCTGTAAGACTGTTATATGCTAACGAGCCGCCACCGCTCGCTGCGATAGTGTTTGCCGACAAGTCAGTAAGAGTAATGCCTCCACCGCCTGCTACAGTTCCAGGTACCCAATTACTTCCGTCCCAAACAAGTGCCTGTCCATTGCTAGGAGCAGCAGATGTAGTATCTACATCTGATAGTGCGTCAATGCTAGTTGAACCAATATCTGCTGCTACAGCACCTGCTACCCACGCACTGCCATTCCATACTAATGCCTGTCCATTGCTAGGAGTTGGAACAGAAACATTCGTTAAATCGCCTAGTGCTTGCGGTACTGCTGATGGAGTAGTTGCTGTCCAAACAGCGCCGTCAAAACTAAGAACTTGTCCGCTTGTAGGTGAATTAATTGAAGTATCAGTAAGTGCTACAAGTGATGTGACTAATGTAGGAGTGTTTGTAAAGTTGTTATAATCTAAGTAATAAGATGGTGCTTCACCGCCTAGTGTTGCTGCGTCAGTACCAATTGATCCTGGACTTGCCCAAATTACTGTTCCATCTTGTTGAACAACAAGTGTTTGCCCGGCAACGCCAAGACTGTCTGGAAAATCTCCAACTTTAAGGTATAATTCTGTAAAATTGTTGTTCGTTTTTATTAGGGCAGCGCGAAGAGTATCTCCATCACCCGCATCTGGGCCGCTACCTACATTGATAATTTCTTGAGCCATATTATTGTTCCTAGCAATGTCACATTGTGTTATAATATATTTATCTTACGATAAAGATTCTGGTAAATAGTTATACTATGCCAAGACTAAGTTTATATAAACCCGAAAAAGGGAATGATTACAAGTTTATAGATCGTCAGATTTATGAAATGTTTCAAGTAGGCGGTACAGACGTAAATGTACACAAATACATTGGAACCGATGACGGAACCACTGTGAAAGATCATACGCAAATACAAGACTTATTGTTTTTAGAAAACAGAGATAGAAAGTACGATGAAGATATCTATTCTATTAGAGGTATCTACAATGTACAAGACATTGACTTTGATTTAAGTCAATTTGGTTTGTTTTTACAAAATGATACATTGTTTATGACTATACACATTAATAGTTCTGTTGATGCGTTAGGTAGAAAAATAATGCCAGGTGATGTTTTAGAATTACCGCATTTAAAAGATGAGTACGCTGAAAATGATTATGAAGTTGCGTTAAAACGCTTTTATGTAGTAGAGGACGTAAATAGAGCAGCAGAAGGATTCAGTCCGACTTGGTATCCACATCTTTATAGAATAAAGATGAAACAAATACTCGACAGTCAAGAATACAAAGACATACTTGACTTACCAATGAATGAAGAAGCACCTGAAGACGGTTCGTTAAGAGATTTGCTTTCTACATACGAAAAAGAAATGCAAATTAATGACGCTGTTGTTGCTGAAGCAGAGAAAGATGCTGCTAAGTCGGGCTATGATGTCACCCACTTGTATACTTTAGAAGTTTCAGAAGGTAAATCAAATCTTCAAACAGTTGACGATAGCGAGATAAACGTAGCATCAAGTGAAACTGTAGATGCGTTAAGAAATACTCCTTCAAAGTTAGGTTATAGCGGATACTTATTAGGTATTGACGGCGCACCAAACGGCGCACCTTTTGGAAGTGGCATTTCGTTTCCAGATACAGCAGCCAATGGTGACTATTTCCTACGTATAGACTTTTTACCTAATAGACTATTTAGATACGATGGTAAACGTTGGATTAAAATGCAAGATGATTTACGAATGGATTTAACTAACACAGATACTAGACAAACACAAAAAGGTACATTTATTAATAACATTAACTATACATATCAAGACAACATTGCTATTGACAGTGTACGTTTAGAAGTAGGTAACACAGAGATACTTACAGATATTGAGCATCCTACTAGTGCTACACCAAACTATATTGTAATACAATTAAACAATTATGCGTTAGAATATGTTGTTGCTGATCATCCTACTATGATTTCAACTTATACAAAGAATAACAAAACACTTGTTAAACTAACTATTCCAGATGAGATTATATCCGACGGACTTTGGGAAGTTGGATTATTTGGCTCTAGAGTAAAAGAACGTCAAAGTCTAAGTGAAGCACTACGTCCAAGGAGCGATAACTAATGCAACATTTTTATGACGGACAAGTAAGACGCTATCTAAATCAAATGATTAGATTGCTTAGTCATTTTACATATAAAGATGGCTCTGGACAACTTACTCGTGTTCCTGTAATGTACGGTGATATTACTAGACAAGTAGGTAGTATTATTAGAGATAATTCAGAAAACAAACTGCCAAGTGCTCCACGTATTGGTATGTATGTAACCGCATTAGAAATGGATAGAACTAGAACTGCTGATGCTAGTTATGTTAGTAAACTTCATATGCGTGAAAGAGAGTATGACGAAGCAAACCAAAAATATTTAAACACTCAAGGTAGAACATATACAGTTGAAAGACTAATGCCTAGTCCATATAACCTTACTGTAAATGCGGATATTTGGAGTACTAACACAGATCAAAAACTACAACTTGTAGAACAGATATTAATGTTGTTTAACCCAAGTTTAGAAATACAAACAACAGACAACTTTGTAGATTGGACTAGTTTAAGTGTTGTAAATTTAGAAGGCATTACTTGGAGTAGTAGAAGTATTCCTCAAGGCACTGACAGTGAAATTGACGTTGCTACGTTAACTTTCCAAACTCCGATTTATATTAGTCCTCCTGCTAAAGTTAAGAAACTAGGTGTTATTACTCAAATTACAATGAGTGTTAATGACGAAACAGCAGGTACCATAGAAACAGGTATTAATGTTGACGGATTTAGTGGTTGGGACGAATCAGATCCAGGTGCGTTTGGCGGACAATTAATTAATAGAACACACTCTGATTGGCATTTATTAGCAATCAATAACAATGCCCAACTTGTTAATCCTACTGGAATGAATTCGCAACCTGAATTAGATGTTCCAGAAAATACAGGAAAAAGCGGACATTGGCAAGCGGCAATTGACGAATTACCAGGCGAATATAGAGCAGGTTTAAGTAAAATATTCTTACGCAGAGTAGAAACAAAAACTCCTATTGTAGGTTATTTTACACTTAATCCATTAGACGCTACTTCGCTTACTGTTGACTGGGACATTGACACGTTGCCAACTAATACTACACTAACTGGTCCTACTAGATCAGATGGAAATATTGATGCTGTTATCAATCCTGAAAGAACTCCGCCTACTAAAGTAGCAGGTACTAGATTTTTAATTACTGAAAATATCGGTAGTGTTAATAATACTGACGGTCCTGATGCTTGGAAAAATTCAAATGGTTCAGACTTTGTTGCTGAAGCAAATGATATCATTGAATGGGATGGAAGTAATTGGCATATAGTTTTTGATGCTTCTGATAATACAGGTGACGAAGTTAGTCCTGTATATGTAACTAATACAAATTCAAATAGCGGACTACAATTTAAGTGGACTGGCACTGAATGGCTCAAAGCCTGGGAAGGCATTTACGAGCCAGGTTGGTGGCAGATCGTACTATAAAACGCATACATAATAGTATGTCCGATAAAATTATCTGTAGCGGATCTATTATCTGCTCACTACACACAAAACGTTTTCTTTTACTACAGCGTACTAGTGCTAAATCTCTTGGTCAATGGGGTTTAGTTGGCGGAACAAATAATGATGGCGAAACGCCCTGGCAAGGTCTTGAAAGAGAAATTGAAGAAGAAATAGGACATTTGCCCGAATTTAAAAAGATTATTCCTTTAGAGCTGTTTGTTTCAAACGATGAAAAATTCAACTTTCATACATACCTTTGTTTTGTAAAAGATGAATTTATTCCTACATTAAACAGCGAACACTCAGGTTATGCTTGGGTTGAATTTGGAAAATGGCCTAAACCTTTACATCAGGGGTTGCGAAATACTTTAAACAATGCTATAATAAAAACAAAGATTCTAACAGCAGTAGATGTGTTAGACTATTTGGAGGAATAAATGGTAGAGTTTGGTTGGGGGACACCTATAGCCCATTACGTCTGGGACGACGAAGTAAAGTTAACTAGCACAGTTAGTGATATTATTATTAACTTTCCTAACGGGGTTGACAACGACGAAAAACCTAGTATTGACGAATATCCAGAAATATCTTCTGCGCACAACTTCATGGACAAGTGTACAAAAGATTTTATAAAAACACAGTTTCCAAAACAAATTGAATATTCTATTAGTTGGTGGATTCATGTTTACCGAGAAGGGTTTTACCATCAATTACACAACCACGCAGGAAGTCAATTTACAGGCATTTTATATCTTGCTGCTCCCGAAAAAGGAGGAGAGTTAGTATTACATGATCCTAGAGGAAATGCTAATAGGGGATATAACAACAATTTGCGTGATATGTTTAACCCTATAACAATACAGCCTAAAGCAGGAGATTTATATTTGTTTCCAAGTTTTATCTGGCATAATGTAGAACCTGTAAAAGATTTACGAATTTGTATACCGTTTGACGTTTGGTGCTAATATGATTCCAAGTGTTAGTATGTCGTTGCCAGAGTTTCATAATTTGCTTCGAAGCGAAGAAGCATTTAGCATGGCCATGGCTAGTTATATTGATGTTAACGGCTTACAACATTTTATAAAAGAAAACGATTATGTATCATATCTCGGTATTGTTGATAATTTGTTACTAAGAAATGATATAACTATAAAGTTAGAAAAATATGAAAAACTTTGTAATTATAATGACGGTACTTGTCATATTTTTTACGCAAGATCTAATTCGCCATCATTTGACACACATACCGATCCTGTAGATTTAATATTGCAAGTAACGCACGGATCTAAAACACTTGAGATAAATCAAGCATTTATTACAGCACGTAGTGGGCATAGTTTATTTGTTCCAGCAAATACACCACACCGTGCTATTAATTTAGATGAAAGTATAATGTTATCGTGGGGACTAAATGACTGTTCATAATGCTAGACAGTTTATGGCTTATATAAAAACAACTGAGACGTGTAATCTAAATTGCGCTCATTGTTTTACTAATGGCACTAACGGACGAAAAATATATTTTGATCCTGTAGCAACTGCCAACTTCTTTAATAGGCTTGATAATTTTGTTCCAGGAAGCGGAATAGCATTTGAATTTCACGGCGGTGAGCCTATGCTTGCTCCAATTGAAGATATGAAACTATTTCATAAACTAACTTATGATGTTTGGGGTGATCGTGCTTATTATGGAATGACTACAAACCTTACATATAAACTTACAGATGAAAAACTTGATCTAATAAATGGAATACTACATAAACGATTAGGTACAAGTTATGATCCTTACATACGTTGGGAAAATTCTAAGCAGCAAACACTATGGGAAAATAACGTTCGTCAACTAACAGCAGATGGTGTAGAAATAAAATGTTTTGTAAGTTTAAGTGCTGATATTGCTAAAGAAAATCCAGCAGATATTATAGAGTATCTTATTGATTTAGGAATTGCAGAAGTAGATTTCGAACGCTTAACTTCAGATGGAAATGCTGTACGCAACCCTGCTATTTTTCCTAGTAATGTAGATATACAAAATTGGTATATGTTATTACATAAAGAAACAGAAGAAAGAGGATTGCGTGATAAAATTTACAATCAAACACTAGAAAGTGTGTATATGAAATTTGAAGAAGGTATTACTCGTGCTTCAACATTTTGTAGAGATTGCGAACAAAAATTATTTACAATAAATGCTGACGGTACTATTGCTGGTTGTCCAAACTCAGCACCAACAGCACATTACGCTCACATAAGTGATGACATTAGTAAAGTAATGTATAATCCAAAACGTATGTGTAATATAGCAAATGAATTAAATAGAAATCCGCAGTGTTATGAATGCCCTGTACAATTTTATTGCGGAGGCGACTGTTATAAACTTGCGTGGGAAGGCGAAGTTTGTCCAGCACCTAAGCGTCTAATGATAGAGTTAGCAAAGTAATGGATTTAATTATCAAACCAACAGAAGCGTGTAACTTCAAATGTACATTTTGTTCGTCAACTAAAATTGATCCTAACAAAGCCGGACTGTTGGATATTGATTATATTTTTAGATTTTTAGATCGCTATCCTGAAACAAATACTATTATTGTAAATGGCGGCGATCCTCTAATGGTAGATCCAGATTACTATTGGAAAATACTAAACTATCTTGATGATAATAATTTACCTAGTACACTAAGTTTTACAAGTAACCTGTGGCCGTTTTACAAAAATCCTGATAAGTGGGTTGAACTATTTCGTCATCCACGTATGGGCATTACTACAAGTTTCCAATATGGTGTTGGAAGATTAAAAGGCGACTTTAGTGTGTTTACTGAAGATGACTTTTGGAAAGTGTCAGACAAGATGTTAGGACTAGTTGGATACCGTCCAGAGTTTATTGCTGTTATTGATGATCTAAATGCTCATACAATTATAAAAACTGTAGAACTTGCTAAAAAGATGGATGTAGTTTGTAAGATAAACTATGCTATGGCAAGTGGCGAACAAGGTTACACATATCGCCTAAGTAAAATTTACAAAGCATATTTAGAAATTTACGAAGCAGGACTAGCACCTTGGGAATTTAATACACAGCAAATGATACGTAGACTACAAAGTGATACAACTACGTGTCCACAAAACAGACATTGTGATGAAGGTATTAGGGCATTCAACCCAGGCGGTGATTATTATAGTTGCGGAAGTTTAGGTGATGACAAAGATTATCCTATCGACTTTGAACATGAAATGGCAGGTAGCTTTGTTACTCCTTTACAGAATGAAGCAGAACTTGCTTCAATGAAACAGGCTTGTTTTACGTGTCCAATGTTCCGTATATGTAACGGGTGTCGTAAAACTATTAGAGATTTAAAACGTGAAGGACAAGTTGAAGATCATTGTTATGAAATGAAACAACTTGCTCCTCAGATACTAAAATTAAATGGCAAAGATCCTAGCGAAGTTACACCTTATGTGAGAGAATATGAATAGTTTTACTGTTAGTATCAATCCTACATACTTTTGTAACTTTCGTTGTGACTTTTGTTATCTTACGGAAAAACAACTAGCAGATAAAATTCGTATAAGTCCGCAAGACTTAGATAAGCGTTTAAGTGAAATGTCAGTTCCTATTACACACGTAGATTTATACGGTGGCGAAATAGGAATGTTAGACAATGATTATTTTTATAGTATAAAAGAAGTTATAAAAAAGTACTTTGGAGGTACTATAAACATAAACACTAATTTTAGTGCTAGACCAGATTTTTTTCTTGACGAAGATGTACACATCAGTGTAAGTTATGATTTTGCTGCTAGGGAGTTACACGACAAAGTTTTACAAAATATAATGTTCTTTCCAAAAGACGTTAGTGTTCTTGTATTAGCAAGTCCAAAGGTACTAGCAACAGATGTAGACTATATGATAAACACATTTAATATGATACAAAACATAAAGTGTGTTGAAGTAAAACCTTATAGTACTAACCAAGCAAATGCTCATCCTGTAACACATAAAGACTTTGAACAACATATACAAAAGTGGATAGAATCTCCTATTCCTAAAAACTTTGAATTTGTAAATGTTGAAGAATTAGAAGAAGTATTAGACGGAACACGTAATGCATTTTCAAACGATCACGTATACATTACACCTGATGCTAAGTTTGGTGTGCTAGAGTTTGACACTGATGACAATGAGTATTTTGAGAAATATGATACTTTTAGGGAGTACTTAGAGTGGGTAAATAATGAGCCCGTAAAAAACGTCAGTCCTGTATGTCACAAATGTGAGTACTATGGGAAATGTCTAACTGAACATTATCGTTACGTAACAGATTTAGACAACGGGTGTAACGGATACAAAGGACTAATAGACTGGTATGCTAGACTGGAAGACTAGACAACAACTTTTCAATTCTACTGCTGAAGAATTTACAGATGACTTAAACAAAGTTGATATTCGAACAGAAGAAGATAGTGTTACTTGGGCAGTAAAACACTTTAACGAACGTGTAGACGAATGGGTATATCCTGCTAAAAGTTATTTTGTAGCATTATGTTATGCTACTTGGATACATCAAGATTTTGGCGATGATTTTTATGACTTACTAAACTCAGACGATTTATTAGCAGGCAACGATCCTTATTACAAACCTTATAGTGAAGATCCTGAAACGTATAATGCTATTCTTGAGAAGATTGAATTGCCTTCTGCTTCATCTCAGACGGGAATGGTGCCCGACGTAAGGTCTTATTATGAGGAAGAGATGATGTTTGATCAATATCCCCTACATAGTTAAAAAACTCACGTATAGGGCAAACACCTGTAGGCAAATCTCTAGCACGATTTTTCCAATCCCATTGTGTATAGCAACGGAATCCGCAACGATTAAAATATTGACAACTTAGACATCCAACTTCGTCCATATATGCTTTCATTAAATTAGTATTGTCTTTTCTAATGTAGGCATGATTGAAGTCGCTTTTCTTATATCTATCCCAACGACAATTAGCAGTTGTGTTATCAGGAAATATTGTAAGTTTGTTTAAGCTCATACAGTGCATTTGATTTGTTTCATTTTCAATTAGTTCTTTATAAGGATTTACATTTGGATAATGGTCCGCAATAAATTTCATAAATTCCAAATAAAGACTATCAGCGGGTACCATATGATCGTATCCAGGATCTGGTATGAAATCATCAAAGAAAAGATCAAAGTTTTCGTAAAGATAGTCAAAGTATTCGTCACCGTTGAATAAAGCATTTATGCTATCTGTTGTTGCTACTAAGTTTATTGTAGAAATATAATCTTTCATACGTTCAATATTCTTAGTATACTGTCCGCCTGTTGGACGGCCTGTAAGATCATAAGACGCAATTAGTTTACTAGGTATGCCAGCATCATTTAGATCGTCTAATAACTTACGCACATCTTCGTGATACTTGAATAAAAAGTTTGAAACCCATACTGCTTGTATTTCATGATTATACTTGTCACAGATTTTCTTTATCTCAAGCATTAGATTATAATACATAGGATATAGATTATCTTTGTCTCTATCTTGAAATAGTTCTCCTCCTACCATATTAAACTGCATAGCACTTAGCATACCTTCAGTCTTTTTACAATGTTCTTCAATAAGAGGAAGTTTGGCTAACATTTCTTCGTATGTCATGCCAACTGTAGATTTTTTATCGTGAAAACAAAAGTCACATACAATAGGACAATTTTCAAATAGTGTGACTTCTATTTCACCTATTAGAGGACGCTTACGTTCTAGTATAGTTCTTGTAAGAGCATTCTCTGCTTGTTGCTTTGGAGTATCTAACAAATGGTCATCTGTAGCATTAGGCATATTTGCCCATCTAATTATTTCTTCCATTTTTGTAACCCCATATTATCATATAGTTCCATTGCGTTTCTATTTATTAGGCATTCATTTTGCCCAACAACATCTGTGATTATACTAGGTATAAGTCTTGCTGAACAGTTTTCTACATACTTACAGTTGTTACATACAAGGTTAGGTATACTTTGATACTGTTCAATTTGTTTTTGATGTTTTTTGTTTAGTATACTTTTAAGAACAGATCCATTTATATCTATTTCATAACTAGGATGATATAAAGGTGCGTTTTCGTATAAGAATGGAACAATGTACATTCTATCATTGTTTACACTAACTACTACTTCGTTAAAATTTTTATGGCTGTTATCAGCTTGTATCCATAAGAACTCGTTTGTAAATCTTTGTTTGTCTGTGTTAATAACTGCGTCAATACTATTATTCCAACCTTGAATCATTTTTAGCATTTTATCTGGCTTGTGTACCATTGCTCTAACAAGACTAGGACCCCATTCTACAACAGTTCCCCAACGTTCTCTCACAGTTGCTAACTTATCTAATACATCTTCATCAACTGCTTGTGTAATATTACATAGCAAACTAACTTCGTATTCAATTGAACTACGTTCCATTACTTCTAAACGTTTTTCAATAAGACTATGTACATTTGAATTATCTAGCATATGAAGATCAACTGCTATTTGTACATCAAATGGGCGTTCTCTCAAGTAACTATTTTCAACGTGTTTAATTACTTGTTCAACACGTTCATCACCAATAAAAAAGTCTACTGAACAGTTGTGTTGTAGTCCGCCGTCATCTGGTAAAGCATCAACTATTTTACGGAAGCGAGGATCATCGAGTACTTGTATAATGTTGCCACTTGAAAAGAAATCGGTAGGTCCAACAATAATGTCGTCTAATTCATATTGTTCAGTAAGTTCATCAACTAATTGTGCTGCTAAATCAAGGCCGATACCTGTGCCGTAATTTTTTCTACGTTTTACAAAGCAACCTGAACAATTATACGCACAGCCTTCAAGTATTTCAAGCATTAGTTGTATTTTTATTTTGTTTTGATCAGCAAGATCTACAAAAGTATCTGGGTTAGCAAATCCTTTAGTATTATTCTTTGTATAGTACTGCCAATCTTTTTTTAACATTTATTTGCCTTGTACTCATTTAATACTTCTAATGGATAAACACATTCAGTAAATCCGTAATGTTCCATATAACTTAGTACGTGTTTATTCAAACATATTTCTCTTCGATCACAAGTTTCACAGTGTAGTGTTTTAGGCGAATAAGAAAGTTGATCAATATACAACTCTGTTTTTATATTAGTCCAACTTTGTAAATCTAAAGGATTTTTTATCCTAAATTTTTCATCACGTATAAGTGCTACTTCGTATACAAAAGGAGTTGAATAAAATTCGCCGCCACTATAAGTATAGTTTAGTTCAAGCGGTCCGCCTTGATCTTTGTCAGCAATGGTCATTGCTAGATATTCTTGATTTTCTTCAGTATATGTATCTTCAATCATATCAACCCAAGACATAATAATATCGTTATGTATTTTTCCTTTACCGTAACGTTGGTAACTTGGTATAGGCTCAACAATAGTGTTATATTCTTCTTTTACTACACGGCTAATTTCTGCTAAATTACCAAATTTAGCAAAATCTTGGTCCATATTAAAAATAATATAAAAGTTTAAAGGGTCAGTAAATCGATTTAATACATCGTGTATACGTGCTAAGTGTTGTTTTCTATATTCTGAATCTAATGCTTGATTTACATCAATAACAACTTGAAAGTCGTATAAAAAACCTTCACGTTTAGGTATTTTATTAAAGCCTTCAATAATAGGATCAATAACACTATCGTCATTTAACAGTGTACTAACCATTCCTACAGTGGTACAATTACTAACTATTTCTTTAAAGTTATCAAACTCTAAAATTTCTTGAATATTTAAGTTTCCAAATACATCAGTAGGTCCAACAGTTAGTGTACTAAACCGTATATTGTTATCATTAAACATACGTTGAGCATCAAGTATCTTTTTAAAGTCTTCGTTAGATGCTTTTTGTCGTCTACGATTGACAAAACACCCACCGCAGTTATGTATACAACCATCGAGTACATCGGCAGTCATATTAACTTTTAGTCCTGAAGCATTACCAACACTAATATTATAATCTTCGTGGCCTCTTGTTGCTTCCCAATAATTGTCACTTACGATTGGCATGATAAATTTTCTTTATTTCCTCTAATCTTTCGTCACCATCTTCGGTTACTAGAAACTTTTTACGATAACCTTGCTTGTCTGCTTCAACCGTATAACCTTCCCAGTCATACATTTCCGCAGCACTTTTATTATAATTGTGAATATTTCGCAACATATTCTCTTTTGGTGCTATACAAGTACTTACTCCTAAGTAGTCACGTAGTAAAATTATTTTTCTGTTGTAACAACTAAAGAACATATCACAATTTTCACATTCTGTACCTTTAGCACGTTCCATTTGTGTTAATGTTTTGTAGTATGCCTCATCTAAATCTTCTACTAAAAACTGATCATCATACAATGCCATATTTTCATACAAGAAAGGACTTAGATACCACTTACCTTTTTTAAAGTTTAGAACAGTATAGTTGTGTCCTGCGTGTGTATGATCTACCATGATGTTGTTTAAGTGAGTGTCTTCAGGTAAATTCTCAAAAAACTCATTAAATTGTCCTAGTGTGTTTAATATAATGTTTGGTTTATGGCTACGACTAACACTAGGAATAAAATCTATAGTTGTTTTAAATTGTTTTACTACAAAATCGTGTATTTCTTCGTAATCTAAGTCGTAGTTACGTATGTTTACAATAAACGTATAGGTACATTCGTGCTTTAAGTGTGCATCAATGTAATTTATACAAGTTCTAAGTTGTTGTATATACAATAAATCTTTATAGCGAGTTGGATCAGTAGCAATGCCTACTTCGATCTCGGTATCAGTGTTCACATTATCATGTAAGAAGTTGACCCAACGCTCAATGTACCCTAAATCTTGCTCTAAAAATGTAGTAGTAAACGCAAGTATAGGGGAATTTTCATTTATCATTGCCAGTAAGTCGTTATCACTCATTACATCATAAAAGTTTTCACTTGACAAGCAGTCAGTAGGTCCTATTAGTATCTCATCTACCAGTATTCCTTTGTCAGTTATGCGTTTTACAAACTCACGGCACTCTTTTAAGTGGTTGTCTTTAGGAGCGTTGCCTCTACGATGAACAAAACAACCAGGGCAAGCGTGTACACACCCGTCAAGAACGTCTAATTGTATTTTTACAGCACTAACCGGCTTGGTTTGCGTTTCGGTTGTTAGTTCATAGTACAAATTATTCTTAATTATTGGCATTTATGTACTCCTTAGGTAAAACACACTCGGTAATACTTCTATTTTTCATATAGTACAACACATTACGCTCTGAACAACTCATTAAATGTGGGCAATTTGAACATTCTACAGTTTTTTCAGCATAATTGAGGTTAGCAGTTAAGAAATCTTGAGTATTCATGTCACTAACTTCAAACTCTGGTGTACGCTGAAGTATAGCATCGTACAAAAACGGATTCATGTACAGTTTACCATTGTAAAAACTGTAATTTGTACACCCATAACCATTAAACTTAGCATCAAACATAGTGTATAAGTTTCTATACTCTGGTTTGATGTTTTGTTTACGTAATTCTTCAACAAACATAGGCAAATATTTACTAACTTTACCTCCACTGTTACGGTCGGTTAGAAAACTAGGTAATATTACTACCGGTGCGTTAAAATCTTGCTTTACTTGGTCGCACAACTCGTTATAACTAATACGATCAAATATACCTGGATAGTAATTTACTCTAAACTGTACACTGCCTTCTGTAAATAGTTCTAGTCTACGACAAAAGTCTTCAATATCACCATTTAGATACTTGTCTATATCTAATACAATTTTAAAGTCCATATCGTTTATGCGATCTACACCTTCATAAAGACTCCAAATTGCGTCATGCTTTAATTGTATCTCATCTAACGGCTGTAACAGTGTACTTGTATATGCTATACCACTAGTTTCGTATAATTTTTTAGTAGCAGGGTGTTTTATTATTTCCCAAAAGTTTTTAGCATCGAAAATGTCTGTTGGGCCTATTACAATTTCGTCAGGATATAATTTACTTTGCTGTAAAATATTATGTAAAGTTTCTAATTGATCAACATTAGTTAAATTTTTACGTGGAATAAAGCAACCAGGGCATTGTTGATCACAACCATGTAATATGTCCGCATGAACTTCGACACGTAAAAAGTCCTGATTTATTGGACTTACGCCTTCAATGTATGTGTAGTATCCTGCTGGAGTATCGTTGAGTTTAACTAGCATTGACGATTTTCAAGGCATCGTCGTTCCATTGCTCGTTGCTATCAATATATGGATTGAATAGATCAAGTACATCTAGAGGCATCAAACACTCATGCATATTCATAGCGTCTTGTGCTTGGAAAATTAATCTACTAGCACACGCAACAGAGTATTTACAGTCAGCACAATCCTTAACAGTGGAAGACTTTGCCAAGCCTTTTGCTATTAGTTGATCCCTCTTCGCTAAGATTTCTTCAAAACTTAAACCTGTTACCTCTAATTCATCGTGTTGTGTAAAGAATGCTTGTTCGTGTAACATAACATTTAAGAATACACGAGGTGAATCAATACCAGGAGTAATAGTTAGCCCTATGAAGTTCATTGAGTTACAATATAAGTTAGCCATACTCATTGTAACTTTATCAAAGTTGTCTTGACCAACAACTTCGCTTAAAAACTTATTCCACGAAACAAGATTGCGTCTTTGCATAAGAGCGTTTGGTGCTCTCGAAAACGCAGGATTCATTTCTAAAATAGTTTCGTATTCATCTACTACTTTATCAAGTAATTTATTGTAAGTTTCTTTATTCAAACGTTTTTGCATTACATTACTTGCTTGTAATGTCCAACTCCAGTCAACTTCTTTTGGAGTTTCTTTATCAAAAAATTCTAATTTTGCTTTTATGTCGTTGAAATAATCTTCATCATTTATAATACGATCAATGTCACCAATAGGCATAATAAATTCAATGATCATTTCATCTCTATACTTTGATGGATCATCTAGTATAGCAAACACATCACGCAGTTTTTCCATAGACACATCGTCAATTTTACTCGGAGTAGCGATACGTGCTTTAGTATGCTCGCGCATAATATTTTGAATAATAGGATTATTTAGAACATTTTCAGTATTTGCTGCGGAAAATAAATCAGTTGGGCCAATAACAAATTCACGTAAGTTAAGTCCTGTACGTTTTACGCCGTCTGCTAGTTCTTGAGCAGTTTCTAACATACTGTTCATTGTAGCAACATCTTGGTTTTTGTTTACAAAACACCCTACACAACCATGATTACAACCTGTGAGGCCTTCAAAGTTAATCAACACATCAAATTTTTGTGCTTTACTCGGTGGCAAACTTTCAGGTCCACTGTACCTCATTTGTTTGCAATATGATTGTTGCATTGTCATTCTGTTACTTCCTCAGTATCTTCGTTTTCAAAAAGTTCTAAAATATTGCCAGCAACACCATAACGTAACAACGTGTTATATAAATCGTTTCCTTGATACTTACTAGCATCGTTGAATATACGTGTATTCAATTGTTTAGTAGGCCAAGGTCCTAACTTATTTCCTAACAAGTAAAGAATGTCAGGTGCATATGTTGCAATATATACAATATTTAGTCCAACACTTGTATCAACATCAGTATGTTCTAAGTCGGTTAGGTAATCGTCGTATTTTTTGTTATACTTGTTTGCTTGTTCTAAGCAAAATAAAGGTATATGACTTAATTTATCAATCAAATCGTTAATAAGCTCGCCGTGTTCTTTTAGGTAAGCATCAATCTCTTCGTCAGTCCATAACGTGTTTAGTGCGTGATCAACATTATTATATTCTTGTTGATATTTGCGTTTAACTATTAACGCAATTATTCTTGACAACATAGGACAATCTACTAAAAAGTTAGTTTGAATGTACTCGTTTACAAGATCAGCGTCCATTGATTCGAACTGAACTTTAAAATTAGTATTACTAATGTATACTAAAATATGTTTTACACTAAGAACTTCTTTACTTTTTTCGTAATTTACACGTAATGTAAAATCGTCCTGGTCTGCTTTTATTTTGTAGATCTCAGCAAGATCTACAGGGTTTAACGGAAGTGTATAACTATTTTCACTTATCATGTTTACTCCGATACTAGTGGCGCAACATTGAATAACAAATAAGGAATTCTACTTTTACGTTTGTAGAAGAATTCTACTTCTTTCCATACATTTGATAATTCTTTGTTTGTTGCGAAGTTAAATCCGCCCTCTGCTACTTTTATAATTACTGGAATTGTTCTCGCAAACTCGTTGTATACATCTTCGTATTCCCAATCTTTGTGATTGTTGATAATAGACATAAGTTCTGCGTTATTGCCCACTTCATCCCAGAAATCTCTTAATACATATAATGCTTGCATTCTGTTTTTATTTTGGAATGTATCTTTTACAAACTGTACTTTGTCCCAATTATTGTTATCCTGTGAATGCATCCAATCAATAATGTTATTAATAACACTAATATAACCAATTTTAGTTTGAAGCATACTAATAACTTCAAAAATCATCTTTTCACTGTGTACAGTAAACTTTTCACGTAGATGATTTTGTGTTACAGCATTAATTTCAGCGTATGTTTCGTCTTGGTTGTATCTATCATTAATGAAGAATAGAATATCATAACCCCAATGCTTACTATTTGGAGTTCCCATATCATGCCATTCATTCTTAGCAAATACTGACTCTACACGAGCATCAACATCATCTAATGTAAAATGCGTATATGTAGCATATTCAATATCACGTTTAAAAACTAATTTTAAGAAATCTTTTACAATTTGTTTTACATCACCGCTTGTTGTAGTTTTTAACAATGAAGCAATATACTTTGCATACACGTCGATAATATCAAACGCATCGTCAAACAATAAAAATTCTTTATCGTTATTAGACAAATATTCCCAAGTATTAATTTCATTTGTGTTAGTAAATGTAATCATATCTGGATTAGCATTTGGATAATCTGTAAGTAGTGTATCAATATAAGACTGTTGTACTTGCGAGTGTCCTTCTGGCGCTACAAGAACTAATGATCTTGATTGATCTCCGCTCCACGGACTTTCTGCTAAAGCAGTTACCATAGAGCTAGATTTCCCTAAATATTTTTTGTTGTTTATATAATAAAAACTTTCACCTATCATCTTCTTCCCCTTGATCCATGGCAACTATAATGGCAACTTGAATGGCAAATACGCCAATCAAACGAACTGTTTGTTAATCTTCCTTCAATAGCATTTACAGTACGTGATATACAGTTTGTTGCGAAGTTTTGTACATCAGTAGCTCTTGCTATAATATTATCACCTACGTTGTTTGGTAAATCTCCTGTACTATAAACATTACTAGGAGCGTTTACATATTCATAACGTCTATTACCGTATGCTCTTGCTTGCCCCCATCCACCAGAGTTAGCATAATAACATTGCGCATTAAAGTTAATAGTTTTATCAAAAGTACGTATTTTAGTATAAGCACTGTTAATGTAGCGAGATTCTAATGAACCGTGACTTAAACCTGCCATTATCTTCTCCCTCTACTACCGTGACAACTATAGTGACAACTTGCGTGACAAATTCTAAAATCAAAATACTGGTCAGTTAGTCGTCCTTCAATTAGATCACACGTTCTTTGAATAGCGTTTAATGCTTGATCAACTAAGTGTGTTGCGTCAATTAGTGTTGTGTTTGGGTAAACTTGGCTGTTATAGACCTGGTTACTAGCATTTACATACTCGTAACGTCTATTACCATAAGCAGTGCCTTGGTTATATCCGCCATAGTTTTGATTTAAGTAAACTGTTGCTGAAACATTTACTGTTTTATCAAAACCTCTTAACTGTGCTCCAGCATTACCACGAAAGTAATCTCTAGCCGAAGCTCGAGTCATATTACCCATTGTTTACACCTTCACCTCTACAGTACCTTCTCCATCACAATCACTAATTGCTGTACCAATTAGTAATGTGTATTCTTCAATAGTACTTAGTGTATCTACAGCACGACCTTTACCGTCCTGATTAGCAATAATGTATTGTCCTTTCTTAGCAGTTCCGTTAATCAAACAAGGAACACGACCTTTTAGTGCCACAAATGGCCACATAGGATCATCTCTGTTCTCGTCTGTTTGGTTCATCATTAAGCCTGGTAATGTTGAAACAACGCCTGCTAGTTTCATACCTGGCTCGTAACGTGTAACTTCTTTGTCGCCGCCAATAGCAAGAACTGTACCATGCTCATAGACTGTATCTGCTTCATATTTCTCTGCCAAGTCAGCCCAGTTAGCACTTGCCGCTGTACCTTGGTAAACACCTGAGTTATCAACGTATGATACGTCTGTACCATCTCGTCTAAACTGACAAACTCTGTTAGAGTTAGCACCCGCCGCAATGTAGAATCTGTTAGAGTGATATTCAATTTTACCAACGTCATTACCTGGGTTACCAGTCCATGATTCGTTTGAGTTTTCGTAGAATCTAATACCTGGTGATACGCCATCATTGTTGTATGAACGTAGTGCCCAGTTGCCATCTTCGTTTAAGAAGCCTTGCGAATCATTGTCAGCATATAGTCTACCGTAAATAGTGTTTGAACTGTTACATAGTGTAACCTCACATGATCCACTGCTAGCAGATCTCATATGCATTCTGTTACTTGCTTGTGGATAAATGTGCCAACCTGCGTATGAACCTGCTTGCCAGTAAATACCTGAATTACTTTCAATACGTAACCAGTTGTTCAAGTACAATTCACCGTTTACATCAACACCATTAGATCTTGTATTAATCTTGTTACTGTTGTTGTAACGCATTTCTGTTGAGCCACCGTGTACTGCGTAGAATAACCAGTGGTTGTTTACATCGTTGTAAATACCAGTACTACTTCCTCCGTCATGCATAAACACAGCACGACCGTCAATACTAAAGCCTTCCCAGTTACCTGCGCCACTACCGTTAATTTGAATTGAACCATAGTTACCACTTGGTTGTGACAAGTAACGTGTAGTTTGTCCACCTACAGCAACAACATTGCCTACACACAAGTTACCGTTTGTAGTAAGTGACATAGCACCTGCTGCTACACCATCGTCTGTATCACGCCATTTCCAGCCACGATCACTTTCGTTGTTCATTGTAAATGTCATGGCCCAGTCATTCAACCAACCATGTGTTTGTCCTGACGCCATACCAATAGTATAAGAACTACTGCCGTATACTCTTAGTTTATCATAATTACTACTACTGTAACCGTCAATAAACCCAATGTTGTAACGTGTACTGTTGCTAAATCTATCTGGGAATGTACCAGCATTAATATTACTTGCGTTACGATAGAATGAACCTTCTTGACCGTCTAACAAGTCAGCGTCTAGTCCGCTGCTACTACCATCGTTACCAGCGTGCCATACTCTATGTGCTACAGCACCACGTGACCAACCACCCATTGCTAAGTCGTTTGTAGTACCATCTAAACCAAAGTGTACAGCGTAGTCACCACCAATGTGGAATGTCATAAACGCATCGTATGAGTTAGCACCGTTGCCTTGGTAACATTGTAGTGTATTAACTTCGCCAGTATTTTGAATAGTTGTTGCCGGGCCACTAATCTTAAATACACCACCACTAAACGCAGCACCCGTATCAACACGTAGGAAACTTGAAGCGTGTAAGCCATCAAGTAAGTCTGCGTTCAATCCTGAACCTTCGCCGTCATTTGAAGCAGTCCAAATAGCACCACCGTTAATGTAACCAGTTGTAGCATTGAAACTTCCGTTTACATCTAAGTTATAAGTACCGCCTGGATCTTTGTTAATACCAACTTTACCGTCGCCTCGTACACTGAAACAAATATTACCATTTGTTTGTGATACGTCATTGTTAACACGTAAGAATGTTGTAGCAGCACTGTTATTAGAGTTACTATCAAGTCTAATGTTTACATTATGGTATGAGTTAATACTTAAATCGTCGCTTGCGATCCAACTTTCTGAACGTGAACTAATACCGTGATTTGTATAGCCACCTAATGAACCATAGTTGCCATCCCAGTCAAAACTAATAGCGTGTACTTTAGCAATTTGACCTGTTGTACCACCTGACGAAATAAATCTTCTATTACTGTCAATAGTTTCAACACCGTTTACGTTGTAACTGTTACCATTTACAGCACCCGTTAGTGATAAGTCTGCTGCTGATAACTGTCCGCCAACATACAAGTTTTTACTAAAACTGCCGCCACCGTCTACACGTAAAGCACCAGTTGTAGTACTTGTTGCTTGGTCAGCGGAGTTAACGTGTAAGTATCCTGAAGCAGCACCGATATCAATTGCTGTTGCTGCGCCACCAATGTTAAGTGTAGTAACAGTATCATTTAGTAGATCAAATGCTGCTTGGTTAGTACCTAAACTTGATGCTTGTGTAATAACATTTTTGTTTAATCTAATAGCATCGCCTGAGAAACTAGCAACTAGTTCTTGGTTTTGAATACCACTGCCTGAACCAATTGAATTTGAACCATAAATTTCAACAGCAGCACCTGCGCCAGAACCTGTACCACTTCCTGGTTTAAGTTCTAATACAGAACCATTAATATTAAACTGTCCTGTAATAGGTCCTTTAACACCTAACGTAGCAATTTGCTGTGAGTTTTGTGAACTACGTCCTAAGTATACACTTGGAGTATGATCTGTTACGCCGCCAATTTCAACTCTATCAACTTGTGTTCTTAACGCACTACCAGAAGTTCCTGCTGAACTTGTTCTAACATAAACTCTACCTGGATCACCGTTACCAGTTGAGCCACCGCCTGTTATTGTTAAGTCAGGACCGTTTTTGTTTGTACCTAATCCGTTTGGTGCTTTAATTGTAGCATTTGCTGGTTGCGTTTCTGTGTCGTCGCCGCCAACTACAAGTGTTGTATTTCTAACACGCATTGTACCTGATTTATCAGCACCAATAGTAACACTAGTTGCTGCTCTACCAATACTTAATGCTGTAACAGTATTGTCATATACTGTAGCACTTGTTTTAGTAGTTTTAATATCGCCGCCGTCAACGTTTAAGTCACCGTCAATTTGTAAGTTACCTAAACTATCAAGTACCATACGCTCTTGGAGGAAGCCTGCTGCCATAGTACCAAACTTAAGGCTAAAGTCTTCTGAACCAAATGTTACGTCTGTAGCAACAGCATCAATAACAGCACCAGTTTCTCTGTTGTTATTAGCAGTTTCAACTTGGAACTGCATACCAACACCAATGCCTACTGCCGGAGTGTTAGTAACTTCGTGACGTATTTCTAGTGGTCTTGCTACACCTGTGTTGTTAGTATCTTCAGTAAACGGAGCAACGTCATTTGACCATGCTGGGTTTCCTAATTGGTCAACAACCATAACAGCACCCTGTGAGCCAATTGGTAATCTGTTAAGTGTAGTAGGTGATGTAGCATAAATCATGTCACCGGCAATATACTGGTCAAGTGCTGTACCACCTCTGTTTACTGGAACAGGGTTTAGTAAGTTACCTGGTTCTAAGAAGTATTGACTATCAAGTCCGTCTAGTGTACCTGCGTCAAGTACGCCTGCTTTTAATTCAACTTCACCTGCGTTAACATTAAACTGTGCTTTACTAAATGCCGCAACACCTAAGTTAGTGAAACTTTGATTACCTAGTGTATCATCAGTTCTATCAATATCAAATTGTGTGTTTGCGTAGTAATAGTTTTGGCCGCCACTTGTGTAGAAGTCACCAGTAATGTTTAGTGGTGAGTTAAGTGCTATACGTGCTGTACGTACAGCGTAATCCCAACTACTATCACCTTTTAAGTATGTCTTATCGTTAGCAGATCCAACTGCTGCTAATCTTGAAGTACTAATTACACCTGATACAATGTTACTCGCATCTACGTTAGCACTACCGGTTAGTGCCCAGTTGCTATCTAACTTACTTGAAGTGTTTACAGAATCATAAATTGTAATATTTTGTTTTACAAAGTCTGCTGAGCCACTACCTGTTTGAACAAAGTTAATATTATTCTGTGTTAAACCGTTTACACTTTCAACAGCGTCTTGCTGTACTTCATGAACAGTAAATCCGTTAGCAGTAACACTACCAACAAAGTAGTAGTTTCCACTTACCATTCCTGTTGGCGGGTTAGTACTTACAAAACGGAATGCTTGACCAGTTGTGTAACCATGTGACGGAGCATAAATTCTGTCTTTACGTGTGTCAACGTGTTTAATAATTAATGCGTGTGTACCAGTTGAACTAGTTGTAAACGATACTTTAGTACCTGGATCTAAATCATATCTATTGTAAAGTTCGATAGTATTAGCGTCTAGTACTTTTACAAAATAACTTTCACCTTGTAATAAACCACCAATTGGAGTATTTGGTGAACTTGCGTAGTTTACAATATCGCCATCGTCAAATATGTGTGCGTTAATAGTAATTCTTGAATTCGCATAATCAACATTACCACCGTTTGGAACAGTGTCAGCGTTAAATGCTGTTAATGTAGTATTACCAATTGCTACACTTGTAATAGTAGCATTAGAATCTTCAATGTAGTCATTGTTAGTTGTTGATACAGTAAACTTACCTTCAATTAGGTCAATATACAATCTGTTTTCTACGCCGTTTGCTGCGATTTGGAAAGCAGTAGTTGAACTTCCGCCTAAATTACTTGTTGCTGCTGTAAGGATATCACCTGTTTGATAACCTGTACCACCTCGTGTAAGGTCAACGTTTGATACAATACCGTTAGTAACAGTAATATCAGCAATAGCACCTGTACCAACACCTGTGTTAGCAACCATTGGAACATTTTCGTATGTTTGTGTACCTGATACTGGTACATAACCTTGACCGCCACTAATATTACCATTGTCTACTGCTATAAGTACACCTTCTGTTTGACTTGTAATAGTACCCTGTGTTTTAGCACCAGCAGCAGTAATTGTAACTCCGTTTGTAAACGAAGCACCACTTGGACTATATTTTAAGTACTCACTAGTAGAGTCAGAAACTAGTGTATATTGTACTTCTCTTGTTTCTGTACTACCTGTGTTAGTAATATAAGTTGTTGTATTACCGCCATTTACAACTAGTGTATTAGCACTAATATTGTTACTAAATGTACCTGTAATGTTTGTAAGGTAAACTGTTGCTGCTCCGCCGTTATCTTCATCAACAATAGCAGTTGCGCCAGTGTTTGCTTCGACAACAACATCATCAGCACTTAATGTAGTAGGAGCACTTAATGTAAAGAATATTCTTGGATATTTCTCAGACGCAATGTCACCTTGAAGTGGTTGTTGTGCCGGAATATCATCTGTTAAATCAAGTCTTCCATATTTTAGATCTGAGTTAAACAAACTAAAGTTACGTGTAGCAGGAATAATATCTGCGTTCAACAAGCCTTGTGCGTTCATCTGTGGAACAGCGCCGCCTAGTGAGTTAGTAGATACGTTCTTGTCTAAGAAGTCGCCTAGTCTGTTCGCCATGAAACTACGTTGTGCTAACTGTGTAGTCAAACGTGTATCTGTGGCACCACCCGGTTCGTTGTCACCTAATCCTGGGTCAGTTGAAATCGCTTCAATAACAACATCCGAAACTGCTAGTTTCAATGCTGAAAGTTCACCAACTGTAACTGTGTTTTTAAATGTAATGTTACCAGTTCTGTTTTCAGCAACAATGAAGTCACCAACTTTAAAGTCACCTAGTTCGTTAGTACCTGATGAGTAAACTCGTCCTGGTAAGTCACTGAACTGTTCGTATTCCTCTCTTGTAATACCGCCGTTCTGTGGTAGAGCGTTATAGTCTGTACCTGAACCTGCGTATTCCCAAGTGTGAGCAGATGAGTTAACAATACTTGGTCTGTGTAAACGAACGTATGTTCCTGGTAAGTTGCCGGTGTTAGTTAACACACCACCAACAATAGTCGGATCAATAGTAAACTCTGCTGTAAACAAGTCTGTTCTTGAAGTAAAGCCTGTTACAAGAATATTTGTTTGCGCAACTGCCGAACTATCTGAGTCAATTACAGATGTAGCATCAAAGAAGATTCTTGTCAACTGTCCGCTGTTTTCTGCCTTTTCTACAGATACTGTTAGTGTTCTAGTTGCTTGATCATATGTGTAAACATACGCTTTGTTTCTATAGATACCAGTTGTTGCTTCAATAAGGTCACCTGGATTAAATGTATAACTACCAGGAGCAAGTGTTAGAACTTGATACTTATTGTGTGTTTGTTTGTTGCCGTCTGCGTCAAGAATTAATTCGTCAATAAAGAATTCTTCTGTCTGTGTTTCAAGAATGTGATCGCCCGTTGATGCTTCTAACAAGTCAGCAACAAATTCTCTTGAATCGTCTTGGAACAGTCTAATAATATCATTAGTTAGTACTTCAACGTAGTACAAACCTTGGTCAGCAAGACCGTTAATTTCAACGTTGCCGTTTCTACGATATGTTACAGCGTCACCAGTTACAAGTCCGTGACCTACAATAGTAATTGTATTAGCCTCTAGATCCAGTGTACCCGAACTGTCATCAACACTAGCAGCATTAAACGTTAAGATATTTGGAATAGTCTTAAAGTTGTTAGTAATATCGTTTGCCAAGTTGTTTTCTTCGTCATCGTCATAGAAGCGTAAGATAAACTGGTTAACTGGAGTACGTTTAGTACCAACTGTAATAAGTTTTTGCTGTGACGCTTGGTTGCCTACTTCAGCAATAACACCACGGTCAAATACAAACGAGTTAGCAGAATAACCTGACGAACGTAATGCGTACAAACCAAAGTTAGTAGCAGAGTTAGTAACAGAAAGGTAAGCGCCTGACTGACACCAACAACCATTGCCTAGGAAAATTTGGAAACATGATACAATCTGTGCGTAAGCATCGTTAGTTAGACGCCAACCAGTACCACCAAATGATAGCATGGTGTATGCGTTAGCAACCATTGACTTACCTTGTTCAGGTGTTTCACCAAATACTGGATTCTCAGCCTCAATAGCAAAACGTGGAATGTTTGGTGTAATAACTTTTGAACCGTCTACTAAACATCCACTTAGTCCTAAGAACGAAATAATTGATACGTTCTGTACGTATGGCGATTGTGTAATAATTGGTTTTTCACGTAAGCCTACATAGCCTGTACGATCAACACCTGTGTCAAATGGATCGTCAAATGCTGTACAGAATCTACCAGTGAAACTTGGTACGTTAAACGCATCAAGACCATCTTTAAATGTAATACCTAACAAGTAACAACCATTACGTACACGGAAAATATCTTGGTTAGCATTTAACGGACGAACAATAGTTGTACGCAAGTTATCACCAACAATAGACACATAGTCTGGAATAATAACTGGGTTGTCTTCTTTATATTCACCAGTAGCAACCATAATAGTTGTATAGTTAATATTAAACGCACCTTCAACTTCAGTTGGAATGTTTGGCGATTGTGGACCGTTTTCAATAATATCAATGATAATATCAAATTCTGCTTCAACTATGCCTAATGTGCCGGGTTCAACTATTTTAGTTACATCTGTAACTTGTCCTGCCGTGTTTTGATATAAACGCTTGTTTTCAATATTTTGTAAAACATTATTAACTAGTTTTTGGAAGTATCTGTTAGCAAGAACAGTTTGGAATTCTTCACCTGGAATAACAATCGTATTACCAATGTAGTAAGACTTACCTGCTTCAATAGCACGTTCATTACCGCCGTATACTAAGTCGTATTGAATAGCGTTAATAAACAATCCAACGTCTCTACGACAAAAATCTACATCGTAAGTAAAGTTTGTAAAGTTTGTGTTAATGTAAGAAATAACTTCTGCTTGGATAAACGATCTGTTTAGAGCAAGCAAATCAGCAGCATTAATTACATTTTGATTTGAACTTGGAACAATACCTGAAGCACTAACAGTTACAGCAGTGCTAACACCATCGATAATAATATCTTCAAGTATTGTACCTAATTGGTCGATTTTATCAATAGCAGCCTGACTTCCTGGATTTAATGGATCAGTTACCTGTGAACTATTAATTTGGAATGATGTTACATCATAGTTTTCTACTACTTGTTTAGCAAGTCTAACGCCGTGCATTATGCCGTCAATAGTTTGTACCAGTTGACGCTGTAGTGCTACAGAACTACTTTGTTTAAAGTAAGAAATTGCTGCTGCTGTAGTATTAGATGTTCCGCCCCAAGTTAAATCAAACGCAAATGCGTCTAATATGTAACCAATATCACGTTGACAAAGTGCTTGGTTATAACCGTTAGTACCAAATGTAATCCAACTAGCATCTACATAAGCAACAGTTTCGTCTTGGATAAACGTTTTGTTAGAAGTAATAAGTGCGCCAGCATTAAGAATGTCTTGGTCTGTAGTTAAAGCACCGTTTGCTGTAATATTTGTAAAGTCACTTACGCCATCATCAACAACATCAACAATAACATCCATTAACGCACCAAGTGTTTGAGCACTTGTAGTATCGCCCGGATTTACACCGTCAAATACTTGTGTTTCAGCTGAATAAGTTGTACTAATTGTTACGTTACGAACAACATCTTGTACTAGGCTCTTTAAGTGATTTAGAGCAGCAATAGTTTCTGTTTTTTGTCCGCTTACAACAATAGCAGCCGCTTGTTTATAGTATGCCGCACCTGCTACAATAGTATTAGTATTACCGCCGTGTGTTAAGTCGTATTGTAAAGCATCAAGAATTAATCCTGTATCTCTACGACAAGAAGTTTGATCATATGTTAAAGCTGGATACTGATTGTTAATATATCCGATAACCTCTTCAGTAATAAACAATCTGTTACTTTCTATAAGTGTTTCAGAGTTTAATGCGCCAGTGTTAGTAGTTTTATCTACATTGTTTGATGTACCTACACCGTTTTTAACTGTAACATAAATCTTATTAGCAAGATCATAAACTGTTTGCGCCGCAGCATTGTTACTTGGGTTAGCACCGTCAAATGTTTGTGTTGTAGTATTTTGATACAATCCTGTTAAGTTAGTTTGTAATACAACGTTTGCTAATAAATCTCTTGCGTACTCAATAGCGTCAATAGTAGGTTGTAATTGTTTGTTTACTACATTTTGGGCATCACCAGTAATTTGTGATTGGCCTGATACTACGTTGTTATAATATGTTAAACCAGCAAAAATACTTTCTGCGTCACCGCCGTGCTCTAAGTCATATTTTACAGCATCAACAATTAAGCCCACGTCACGTGAACAAGTTGCCGAGTCGTAATTAAAGTTACCGTAATTTTCTTCAATAAAGGCAACAGTTTCTGCTCGGATAAACTCTCTGTTTGCTGCTAAAATTGCGTTAGCCTGTTGTACATTACTGTCAACACTTGGTACAGAGTTATTAGGGTCAATATCTAATCCAATAGTAGTACTGTCACCGTCTGTAATAATATCAGTTGAAAGTGTTTGTAGTCCTGTAATAATAGTTTGTGTAGCAGCATCGCCCGGGTTACCCACGTCAGTAAATTGGTTGTACAATGCTTGGTAACTTGTAGCAGGTGTTTGGTTAACAATTACTAGTTTTGCTAGATCATAAGCATAGTTAATACCATCTAATGTTTCTGTTAGTTGGCTATTTAATGCGGTACTAGCACTATATGTATAATAAGACAACGCAGCCTGAATAGTTTCATTGTTGCCGCCATGAGTAAAGTCATAACGTAATGCGTCTAATAATAGTCCAACATCTCTACGACACTTGTTTTGATCGTATACAAACAAATTAGCATCTACATAATCAATAGTATCGTTAATTAATCCAGTTTTATTATTTTGTATCTGAGAAAACGCATCTTGTAATTCTTGTGTTGCCCAACTAATTGAAGGAGTAGTTGTGCTAGGTAATCCAGCGATACTTCCTGCTGTAATAACATCTTCAATAATTTGTACTAAGCCGTCAAGTGTAGTTCCTTCTGTTGATGTAGCGTTACCGCTAGAAAAATCTTGACCTACTACTGCTTGTTCTGCTGTTACTGCGATACCTTGTACAACATTTGAAATATGTCCTGCTAGGAAGTTGTAAGAGTCTGCTGTAATAGTTGCTTCGCCCGAACCTAGTTGACTTGTAGTTCCTACAAAGTACGCTTCTGCTGCCTGTATAGTAGCACTATTACCACCATATAGAATGTCATATGTTAACGCATCAACAATATAGCCAGTATCTCTTTCGCAAGCAGTTACATTATATGTATGTGCTGGATAAGTGTTTGAAATGTAAGCAGTTACTTCAGCAATTAAGAATGCTCTGTTTGCTTGTAGTTGATCTTTAGCATCGACTAAATCTTGGCTTGCGCCAGTTGGTGTTGGGAATGTTAACGCATCAGCATTACCTGCGCCGTTATTTAATATATCACGTATTTCAGCAATACCAGTATTTACTCTGTTAGTTGCTGTAGTACTTCCTGAAACATCAGAAAGAGCAACAATGTCAGTGCCTAACTCACCAATAGCATTATCAGTTAATGTAAGTTGATTACTTTGTAAGTAAGCAGTATTAGCACGAGTATATGCTAAACCTGCTGTAACACTGTTATAGTTTGTGCCTAACGCAGTATCGTAAGATACAGCATCAATAATTAAACCAGAGTCTCTACGACATTTAGTTTCATCGTAAGTTGACTGATACTGTGATGACAAATATCCAATTACTTCTTCTTTAATAAAGTCTGTGTTTTGTTGGATCAATGTATCTGAATTTAGTTTTCCTGTATCAGTTGTAATTGTACCGTTAGATGTACCAATACCATTGTTTAGTAGTCCGTAGATAATACTAAATCTATCATCAATTTCTTGTACTTCAATTGACGTGCCTGGTTGTAAAGTATTGTCTTGTGTTACTGCTGTTTGGTAAGTGTATTTTACATCTTGTCCTGCTATAATTTGTTTAGCAAGGTCTCTAGCATAGTTAATGCCAGCAAGTGTTTGTTGTTTTTGATCTGATCTTACTAGTGATGCCGCAGCATTTAAGTATGTAATCCCTGCGTAATGCGATTCAGCAGTTCCACTATATAGCAAGTCATAGTTAACAGCATCAATAATTAAACCTGTATCTCTTGAACATTTAGCAGCATCAAATTCAAAACCACTGTATTTGTTAGCAAGGAACGCAACAACTTCATCTTTAATAAATTGTTGGTTTGCGTCAAGTAATGTTTCAGCGTTTAGTAAGCCTACATCAGATGTTTTAATTTCGTTTGGAATTACACCAACACCGTCAATATAGTAATCAATTACTTTTTGACCTAATACATCAACTGCTGTTACTTCTGTGGCTGTAGCAGTTTTATTTCCATCAAATTGTTGTTGTACACCTGCTTGTGTCAATTCTGTTACAACAGTATTTGTTACCACTGCTTTAGCAATTTCTTGGATACGTCTTAAACTATATTCTGTTGCTACATCTTGTGCTTGCTTTACTAGTGCTGAACTTTCTAAAGCATAAAACGCACCAGCAACAGATGAAGCAGCATCGCCGCCGTAACGTAAATCATGTTCAAACGCATCAATAATTAAACCGACGTCACGCTCACATTTTGTTTGATCGTAACCTTGAATATTAAAAGCATTTGTACTAAATGCTACAACTTCGTCTTGTAAAAAGTCTCTGTTTTGTTCAAGCAAATCTTTAGCATCGTAAGCAGATTGACCTGGATCAGTTACTGGAGTAAAGATGCCATCAGACGCAATTTGCGAAGCACGTTTAATTGTTTTTACTGGTTGTAATTTACCATCGTTATTGTCGTCACCGTATTGACTACTGACATAAATTCTGTTGCCGGCTAAGCCGCCTGGATCACTCCATTGTGTTTGACCAAAGCCAACGTTTTGTAATACTTGACCTTTCTTAGCATCTGAATCTGGAAGAATAATATCGTAAGAGCCTTCCATTGTTGCGGACGCTTTTACGTTAACAGAGTTAGTTCCGAATGACTGTTGTTCTTTAAACTTTACAGATCCTTGATTATCAATTTCTAAATCATCAGCAATATAAACATTTGTACCATCTATACGAAGTTTTTCAACTCCGTCAATTTCCATAGTAACAACACCGTTACCTTCATCATTAACTACTACTCTTGTATCACCCTTTTCAATTTGTTGAGTAATATCTTTAATAGTGCCATCGGCTTGCTTAATAAACATTTTGCCATCGGCAGTGTTAATAGCAATTTCGCCTAAGTCTATTTGATTCGATAGTGGTTCCTGACCGGATACGTTATTTCTTTTATGTAATATTTTGTTTGCCATTCGGTTACTTCCTAATTCAAAGTATCATGTGCATGTATTTATTTCTTTTGTCAGATTGGGGGACGGTCGGTGGTTAGTAAGTGCCGCCATCGATAGTAAAGTTATTAATATAACTTAAATCAATGCCTGAGCCTTCTAAATCTTGACCTAGATAGATATCACGACCTACACCTATGCCGCCTGCTACAACAACAGCGCCAGTTATAGTGTTTGAAGATTCTTCTGTAGATTCAAACTTAGTAGTTGTACCTGCTACATTTAATTGCTTCTTAACTGCTAAACCGCCTTCTAATATAACAGCGCCAGTTGTACTATCTGTAGATTCAGTAGCATCGGCTACATTTACAGTGCCGCCAACATTTAGACTTTTTGTTATTCCAACTCCGCCGTCAGTAACAATAGAGCCTGTAGTAGTTGATGTAGAATCAGTTGTATTAGCAGCATTTAGTATGCCGTCAACATATAAGTTTTTAGCAATACCTACACCGCCATCTACAACTAGTGAACCACTAGCAGCACTAGAGCTGTCAGCAGTTGATTGAATAGTTGTTGTACCAGTTAAAGAACCAAATAAGATTCCTGTTGCCGAATTAAACGCATTTAAGTTTTGAATATTGTTTACTAATAAATTAAAGTTTTGATTATTAGTTGTTATGTCTTGACCGTCAACATTTAAGTCTCCAGCAATGTTTACGTTTTCACCAACACCTAAACCACCGCCAATTACAACAGCACCTGTGTTGTATGCGTTTGAGCCTTGGTTACTGTTAAAACGTGTTGTACCAGCAGCATTACCAAAACTAGTATATGTTGAAGCACCGAATGCGTTTACAGTTGTAGCAGTTGTATTGAATACGTTTTGTGTAGTTTGATTACCATAAATGTCGCCTTCGATATACAACTCGCCTTCAACGTTCATGTTAGTCATTGAAATAACACGGCCTGTACCCGAGGCGTCTAGTTGTAACGGAGCGTTAGTTTCTTGTGTTGTAATTCGTGTACCAAAGATACCCAACTGATCCATATAGATGTTCTTAGTAAAGAACGCATCTTCGTTTACAGTTAAGAAGTCAATACTAGCATTCGGAGTATTGATTGTATTTGTTACACTGAATATACCATCAACTGTTGTGTTGTCATTAATTTGTGTTGGAACATTAATAATAACTTCAGTATCATCAAACTGTACATTGTCTGATGTACGTAATTCGTTATTAGCATCAAAGTAAGCAATTCTATCTGCTGTAGATGTTGCTACAAAAATTCTTGGCAAATAACTTACTAATGAAACTGTTAAATCACCTGTAACATTAGTAGTGTTGTTTAAGTTGATTACACCAGTACCTTGTGCTGTTACATCTAAATCTGAATTTGAAATAGTTGTTTTTAATGCATTACCTTCAAGACTGATGTTGTTGTCAACTAAGATGCCGCCTTGCCAACCTTGGTTTGTTAGTCTAGCAAGTTCAATTCCGCCACCATAAAAGAATAGTGTATTTTCATTTGAACCTGGACTTAGTTCTGGTAAAATATAAGTGTCACCGTCTACGTCACGAACACCGCCTAATGAACTCCAAGCAACTCCGTTGTAACCTTCGTACTGATTAGTATCTGTATTGAAACGTACTTGACCTATTTCTCCAATTGGTCTATTAGCATTAGAGCCAGTTGGTACAACAACAGCACTATTACCTAAGAATCTAAATTGTCCGCTACCTGCTGTATCAAATTCAAAGTCACTATTAGTGTCAATAGTTGACATTCTATTTTGGAAAATTCTAAAGTTTTCAGTTGTAATATTGTTTACATATAGTTCGTTAAATGTAGATGTACTATGTCCAATATCATATGCTAGATTAACGTCTGGAATGATGTTACTAGCAAAATTTGTTGCCGCAATACTTGTAACTTGTAATGTTGCGTTTGGCGCACTAATAGTGCCGCCAGGAAGATTAATATCTCCGTCTACATTTATTGTTTTACTAAAGAAGAATTCACCAGTACCACCTGGAGTAATTTCAAAGCGGTAGTCTACATTTGGATCTGTTACCTTCATAACATCATTTTCAAATGTAAAGTTGTTGTTTGTAAATCTAGTAGTGTTTACAGTTAAATCTGTTTGATTCCATTCACCTACTAATACTCCGCCTGCGTAAATATCAAATCTATTATCGTTAGATCCTGGAGTTACTTCCGGAGTAATATAAGTATCGCCGTCAATGTCTTTTACGCCGCCTAGTGAACTCCACGCAGTTCCTTGATATCCTTCAAATTGTTGTATCTGTGTATTAAAGCGGATACCACCAGTTACTGGATTAGCACCACGCTCTGGTGTGTTACCTGTTGGAACAACAGCAAAAGTTGTTCCTCCTAAAAATACTCTACCTGCTCCGCTAGGTTCAATTTCAATATCTTGGTTAGTGTTGTTTACATATATTTTATTGTTTTCAATTTGTAAATCATCGACTAATAATTTACTAGCATATACGTTACCCCAAACAGCATCAGGAGCACCTAAGTCCCAAATACCAGTAAATGTTGGATCTGGTTGAATGTTACCCTCAACTGCTGCTTTAATTTGTAATGTATGCGGAATTGGATCGCCTTCGTTTACTGGATCGCTACCAATAACAGTGTTACCAATTAACTGTACTGATAAACCTTCTGCTCTAATATCACCAGGTTGTAGTACATAAGTTGAATTGCCGCCAGCATCTAATAAAATTCCGCTCTCTTGTGAAGTAAGACTAAAGTCTTCTAGTACATCAAATTCAAAAAATGCGCTTGCTTCTAAACTTGTTCCAATCAGTGTTGACTTTCCGTTTACATTTTCTGTAGTAACTTCTGTTGATGTAATAGTACTCTTGTTACCTACACCATCATCAAATACTAATCCACCTGCTAAAGCACCAAAGTTTAATCCTTCACCGTCAATTTGTACTACGCCAGTTTCTTGTGATACGTAGAATAAATCACCTACACGGAAATCACCTAAGTGGTCAACGGATGTATATCTTACTTTAGCACCTGTAAGTTCTACAACTTCGTTACCTTGTATAGCATCTGAAGCACGGTTAGTTGTTAGTTTACCTGCGCCAACATAACCAAAGTTTTGACTTATTAAACGTAAACTTACTCCCGGACCTTCAGCAACAACACCACTGTCACCGTAAACAATAGCTGAACCAATTGATCTTAATTCAGCACCAAATTCAAATTTTGTTACTTCAACAATACGCTCTGCTTGTACACCAGATACAATACCAATAATAGAACCACCTTGTCCAGGTTGTGGTGTAAAGTCAACACCGTCTAGTCCTGTATAAAGTCCTGAAACAGCAAGTGTGTTAGTACCAACGTCCCAACTTACAATTTGGAATTCTGATACTGTTGATCCGTCTGTTGAAGTGTAACGTACTGTTTCGCCTGGAATAAAGTTTCCACCAGTTACGTTGTCAACAATAACATAAGTTCTACCAGATCCGCCCCAACCAACTGTGTCGGTAGTTGCGTGTACTGCTTTGTCTGCTAGGTATACAAACGAGTTAAGCATTTCCATTCTAACACCGTTTGTTAGAACAATACCAGTTTGACCTGGAGTAAACAATGTAACTTCGTTAATAAGGAAACTTGGTTCAATAGCAGATCTGTTTATATATTGAGCGTCTGCTTTAATACCTCTACCAGCATCTCTTGAGTCAAATCCATAAGGGTCGTCTGTAGAGTTTAGTCCTAATCTTACGCTCGATCCAAAGTTAAGAACTGTTACGTTCATTATGTATGGACCACGTTCAAATGTTGCTGTTGTTGATTCGTCAAAACAGAACGCATAACCTCTGTCGTTAACTACGTCGTATTCCATTTCGCGAACTGTTAAATCTTTTACTGTGCCGCCGCCTCTAAATTGAAAACCGTTTTGTGTGCGTGTAGCAGCAGTTGGTTTAATCTGTGTTGAACGTATGCCTTGACCTGTAATGCTTACGCCTGGATAAACTGTTAATGGAAATACTTCTTCAAACGTACCTGAGCCAATTTTAATTGTATCTCCGTTACGTGCTAATACAAGTGCTTGTCTAACTGTACGGAAAGCATCTTGCATACTTTCACCAGTGTTACCGTCTGAACCGTTTTCAGTAACCCAGTAAACATTTCCTTCTTTTTTGGTAATGTCAGTACCGTTAGCATAAATGCCGCCAGTACCAGCACTGTTTAAGTATAGTGAAGTATTTGAATCAAGTGCTGAAATACCTGTAGCAGCACCGTCACCGTCTAATCTTAAGTTGTTAATGTCAACAACTTCACCAGTAAAGGTAGTTGCTGTTTCACCAACAGTAAGCAAGTTGTTAATAACAACGTTGCCCGTACCACTTGCTCTTAAAATAATATCACCGTTTGAATATTGCGGTTCTAATATTGTTGTTTGTACGTTTGTTACGTTTAATGTATCAGATATAGCAGCACTACCAGCAACGTCTAATTCTGCTGTAGGTCTTGACGTTTTACCTACTGCTAATTTGCTGTCGGAAGTAACTTCTCCGTATCTATTAATTTTAAGAGCTTCGTCTTTTACATTTTTAGAAGCAACCGTGGTACGCTTTAAATACTTCATTCTTATACTCTCACATAACTAGATGTAACGGTAATAGCGTTAGCCGCACTTGCGATAACTTGTATACTATCGTTTTCTTCTAGTACAAACTTTTCTGTATCTAAACTAAAACTTTCGCCTGCGGGGACTGATAAATCTTTCATTATCATATTATCGTCACCTGCTGCTTCAGTAGCGGCTACAACATGAAGATCAACTAACACATCAGTAGAGTTAGTTGTATTACATAGAATCATAATGGTAACAGCGATGTCGTTGCCGCCCCCTACTACTTGGCTATTAGTTAATACCTCAGTTGGGTTAGTTGTTGTAATTCTTTGATTTGATATAGCCATTTTTGTTTATCCTTAAAATAGCAATCCGTAAATGATTGCTTTTCTTCTACTTGCTAATTCGTCTCTACCTTCTTCTGTAGCAGCATACAAGCCAGTACCGCCACCTCCAACTTCAGCAGCATATAATTTTGTTCCTGTGCCAGGTGGTGGTAAAGCAGGATCTCCTGCGTTTCTTACCATTAAAAAGTCATCTGTAACAACTACACTACCAGAACCAGTTACTGATAAAGTTAAATTAGTATTTGTACCAAAACTTTCAAGTAATGTTCCATCTGGAGTGTTTTTAATTCTTAAGCCGTCGCCTGAACCTGGGCCACCATCTGTAGCATAAAATTCAAAACCATCTTCTACTGTTGCTCTAAAAACTTCATTTCCGTTAATCTGCCAGTCAATCTGACTGTTTTGTGTCCAAGCATTAACACCGTCTTGTTTTACAGTGATACGTGTAGCAACAATTTCTTGTCCGGTATTAGGATCATAATCAATAGCAGCAAGTGACGGAATACCAATAGTATTTACATAGTCGCCAATTTTCCAATCAACGTATGCTTTGTTTGTTAGTATGTTATCGTCGCCGCCTGTTGAAAATCCTGCTGCACGCGGATCAACTGCTTCAGCGTACTGATTGTTGTAAGCTCTTACAACACCAGTAGTACCAAAGCCTGCTAGTATCATATCGTGTCCTGTAGACACAATTAATCCTGAAGCCTTTATAGGTTGAGTAACTTCAATACGTTGCCCTTGCCCGTTAAATTCTTCTGTGAACGCATTAAACGCACCATCGTGTGATACTCCTTGAGCGTCAGACCATGTTATGGTTTCATCCCAAGTAAAATAACTATCAGGTACGCCTGCTCCACGATTGATGTGTATTCCGGATTTTTCAAAACTAACACCCGGACCTGGATCACCTTCGTTTAAAGTAATAATAGGGTCTTTAATTGTTGTAATAGTAGACTCGATAGTTGATGTGTTACCTTCAACTATCAAGTTACCTTTAATAACAACTTCGCCTGTACTGTTTCCACCTGGATCTAAAATAATTTCCCCAGGAGTTAAAGCAGTACCTACTTTAACTTTGTAATCACCATTTGGAACACTAACGAGTTTGAGCATTTAATTTACCTTATAAAGTTATTATGGTGTTTCGTCACCTTCAAAGTCGTCAGCGTTAGTTAAACTTGCGTCATCACCTGCTTCTTCAACTTCTACAGTATCACCAGTACCGGTAAAGTCCCAATTAATACGTGAACCATTATCCATAGTTACCATACGTCCAGAAATTTTAGTTACTTGACGTGCTGTGCCGCCATCACTAACAGTGATAGACATCTGACCTGCGGTTAATGCTGCGGCTGCTGCATCTGTTAAGAAACAATCTTTTGTTGCTGTACCGTCTGTACAACGGAACTTTTTAGAACCTAATTGCTTAACAATCCAACCCGGAACACTTGATGTGCCGTTGTGAAATTGAACTTTAATTTCGTTGCCTCCAGCAGTAGGTGTGCCGAAGTATCTTTTGTTGAGTGGTCTTCCCATTTGTTTTCTCCTTAATAAGTTGACGTTCTAGGTCTACGCGGCGGGTACCGCATAAGTCCTCATCTTAGAGGCTCTCCTCTTTGACACAAGTATTTATCAAAAAGAAAAAAAGCCCGCAGGCAGCGGGCTTGGAATGTTTACTTATTCATCAAAAGGTCGTAAAAAAAGGGTGCCTAAGCACCCTTTTTTATTTGCGTTATAACTCTAACTATTAAGAGAAAGTAACGTTAGACACGCTAACTCTTTCAACATAGTCAGCAGCATTACCTAGTGATGATGCTGTGTTGTTAAGTTCAACATAACCATAACGTGTCATGAA